AAAGCCGATAAAAGCGTTCAGCCACCAAGACCACCAGTCTCACCTGACAGTTCACGGAAGCATGGTGCAAGATCCGAAAATCGCGCAGCTGATGGGGCAGAATCCGAACGCTGCTGTCATTATGGGCGCGTTGCAGGCGCACATCGCCGAGCATGTGTCGTTTGAGTACCGACGCCAGATCGAGGAGCGACTAGGAGTCCCCTTGCCGGGATCAGATACGGAGTTGCCGCCGGAAGTCGAGGTGCGCATAAGCGAGCTGATGGCGCAGGCGGCACTGCAAGCACTCGCTCAAAACAAGGCTAAGGCAGCGGAGATGGCGGCACAGCAAGCGGCGCAAGACCCGGTCGTACAAAACCAGAACAAGCAGCTTGAAATAGATGCTGGTAAATTGCAGCTCGAAGGCCAGAAATTACAGCTCAGGGCAAAAGAGCTTGAAGACAGCAAGGCTCTCGAAATAGCTGACATGAAGCTGCGAGCGGCGAAAATAGTCAGCGACGGTCAGTTGAAGAGGGATGTCACCGGAGCCACGATAGCCGCCAATCTGGCTAGAGACCTGAACAAACCAGCCAAATGATAACAGGATTTACGCATAATTTGCGCGCAGAACTCAAAGAGGTGCTTGACAGCGTCGAGAGGGGAATTCTCGGTGGCGCTGTCAGGGACTTCGAGGAGTACCGATTTCTGATCGGTAAAAAAGTAGGGCTTGAACAGGCTCTATCCGTAGTAGATGAATCGGTAAAACGATTCGATGAACGAGATTAACATTCTTGAAAGGAATGCTTATGAGTAACATCCTTCTGCCTGACTACATGGTACAGGCGAACAAAAGCAACACCGACGAGGGGACTGTCGAGCCGGTGGCAAGAGACGAGGCGATAGCAAAACAGTTGCCGGAGCCGTGCGGGTACAAAATGCTCATCGGATTTCCTAAAATCGAAAGTACCTACTCCGGCGGTATCTTAAAGTCTGATGCGACGATTCGTCAGGACGAGGTGTCCACGGTGATCGGGTTTGTCATCAAGCAAGGCCCGGACTGCTACAAGGACACGGCGAAGTTCCCCAACGGCCCTTATTGCAACGAGGGAGATTTCGTACTGCTGCGAGCTTACGCCGGTACGCGGTTCAAAATACATGACGTGGAGCTGCGGCTTATAAACGACGACACTGTGGAGGCTGTAGTTCAAGACCCTCGCGGCTTTAGTCGCATTTAGGAGATATCATGAGTTCATTGCCAGATGAGAAGGACGTTCTGACGGACGAAGCGAAGGAGGCCGAGGACAGCGGTATCGAGATCGTCATCGAGGACGATACGCCGCCAGAGGATCAAGGTAGAAAGCCGCTGGAGGAAGACCCAGAACCGGCTGATGCGGAGGTAGAGGAGTACTCCGAGAAGGTCAAGCAGCGCATAAATAAAATGCGGCACGGGCTGCACGACGAGCGCAGGGCGAAAGAGGCGGCACTGCGTGAGCGGGACGAAGCCGTTGCGCTGACCAGGCGAATTGTCGAGGAGAAGAAGGCGCTTGAGGCGCGCAATACTCAGGGCGAGACAGCTTACGTGGTGCAGACAAAAGAGCGCGTGGAGCTTGCTCTCAGAGAGGCAAAGCGTGAATACAGAGAGGCTTATGAGGCCGGGGACGGTGAAAAATTGGCTGATGCTCATGAGCGTGTGGCAGCACTCACTCTGGAGCGACATCAGGTAGATAGCTGGGCAAGACAGCAGAAGCCGAAAGAAAGTGCTTTACAGCCGCCGCCTGTTGATGTACAAAGGCAGCTAACACCATTTCCGCAAGTCGTAAAGGCGCCAGCGCCTGTTGACGCCGATGCGAGCAAGTGGGCAGCCAAAAACGAGTGGTTCCACAAAGACAAAGTCATGAGGGCGGTAGCATTCGCGATCAATGACGAGTTGTTGGCCGATGGAATCGACCCAGCAGAAGAACCGTCCGAGTATTACGGCACCATAGATAAGCGGATGCGTGAAGTATTCCCTTCGTATGATTGGGGGGACGGTCGTGTAAAGACCAGACCACACACCACGGTAGCGTCGGTCGGTAGAACGACCAATACGGCTAGACGTGTAGTGCTAACTCAAACACAAGTATCTTTGGCGCGCAGACTGGGTATAACCCCGGAGCAGTACGCCAGCGAACTTGCAAAAATGGAGAAATAATCATGGCAGAACGTATCCCGCGTGAAACGCTGACCCGCGAAACAACACAGCGTCCGAGGTCTTGGAAACCGGCAGAACTGTTGCCGGAACCTACGCGACAGGAGGGCTGGGAGTACAAGTGGATCAGGAAATCTATGTCCGGAACGGCTGACCCGACTAATGTGTCGAAGTCGCTGAGGGAAGGATGGGAGCCGTGCAGGCTAGAGGATCACAAAGAGCTTATGCTCGCGGTCGACAAAGGCTCAGAGAACTCTGGTCTTGTTGAGGTTGGAGGGCTGATTTTGTGCAAGATCCCAAAAGAAATGTGGGATCAACGCATAGCGTATTATATCTCGAAGGCCAACGACCAGATGGAATCGGTCGATGCGCAGCTCGACCGTGAAAACGACCCTCGAATGCCTCTGTTTAAAGAGCGCCAGTCAAAAGTGACTTTTGGCAATGGCCGATAATTTTTAAAGACAAAAGGAGACTCAAATGGCAATTACAACAGGTTATGGGTTCAAGCCCGTACAGCTGACCGGCGGTCAGAACTTCTCTGGAGGCACTCTCCGAGAATTTGTAGTGACAGCGGCAGCGGCTACGAACCCGATTTGCACTGGTGACTGGGTGAATTCGACGGCTGGTGTGGTACTCACTAGTGGGGCAGCCCCCGCAGCGGGCACACTTGGCGCCAACTCGCCTATCGGCGTGTGCATGGGCGTCAGCTACACCGACCCGGTGTTGAAGCAGCCAGTGCATGCATCGTTTCTACCGGCGAACTCTACCGGGTATACGAATATTCGAGCCAAGGTTGTGGACGACCCGGATATCATCATGCAGATCCGGTATGAAGGCACGTTGACGTTCACGTCGATCGGTCTGAACTGCACGATCACGTATGCTGCCGGAAGCACGTCTACCGGCGTGTCCAAAGTGTATGCGACAGGCGCAGCAGCTACCAACACACTGCCTCTGCGCATTGTGGGGATCGTCGAAACGCTGACTGACTCCAACGGCGCGGCTGTGACGGAAATCCTCGTGCGCTACAATGCGTCAACACACCAGTACCATCTGGTACTCGGTCAATAAGGAGAAATGAATCATGGCTATTAGTCGTTCACAATTGATGAAAGAGCTTCTACCCGGTCTGAATGCGTTGTTCGGCCTGGAGTACAAGCGCTATGGTGAAGAGCACAAAGAGATCTATGAAACCGAGAACTCTGACCGCTCATTCGAGGAAGAGGTGAAGCTGTCCGGCTTCGGAGCGGCTCCGACCAAGACAGAAGGTGCCGGGTTCACTTACGATAGCGCGCAAGAGGCGTACACGGCCCGCTACACGCATGAGACTATCGCGCTCGGGTTCTCGATTACGGAGGAGGCGGTCGAGGATAATCTCTACGATAGCTTGTCCAGTCGGTACACGAAGGCTCTGGCCCGCGCCATGGCATACACCAAGCAGGTAAAAGCGGCGTCCCCACTGAACAACGCTATCGCTGCCGGCGTGGTGTATGGCGACGGACAACCGCTGTTGTCAGTATCTCACCCACTGGTAGGTGGCGGTGTGAATGCCAACCGTCCAGCCGTTCACGCAGATTTGAATGAGACATCGCTGGAAGCGGCGATTATCACCATGTCGGCATGGACAGACGAACGCGGACTGCTGCTGGCCGCGAAACCCAAGAAACTCGTGATCCCGCCCGCACTGCAATTCGTCGCTGAGCGTCTGCTCGGAACCGAGAAGCGTGTAGGGACTGCGGACAACGACATCAGTGCTATCGTGAAGATGTCCGCGATCCCTGGTGGGTATACTGTCAACCATTGGCTGTCAAGCCCGACACAGTGGTTTCTGCTTACGGATACGCCGAACGGCCTCAAGCATTTCGTTCGTACCAAGCTGACCACCGAGATGCAGGGTGACTTTGAAACCGGCAACGTGCGCTACAAGTCGAGGGAGCGGTACTCCTTCGGTGTAAGTGATGCGCTCGGTATTTACGGTTCCGCATAACAAGCAAGGGCTGTGTGGCACCACCGACCCCCGCCTAGTGCGGGGGTTTTCATTTCGCAGCCAACACCGCAGCGGAGAAAATGCTTGTTGACGCCAAAAACTAACTGGAGTATAAAGAGACTGATTCGCGTATTACTGGCTGTGCAGACCGGCGCGACGGACGTGTAGAGAGACTGCACAGCCTACAACCCTCTACAGGAGAACATCATGGGTGCAACGCATTTTTCAGGGCCGGTATTTGTCGGAACGACGGATTCAAACGCCGGAAGCAATGTCCTGACGCAGACAGGTACGCTGACACAGACGGCGGCAGGCACTACCAGCACCACATTCACACTTCCGGCTAACGCGCAGATCATCGACATCATTGTTGATGTGACGGTACTCTGGAACTCGGTAACGTCAGCCGGTATTACGGTAGGCACAGCGGCGGCTGGAACACAGTACGTGACCAGTATAAATGGCAAGACAGCGGCTCGCACAATGAACTCGGCTGCCACAGCCGCGCAACTAATAGCTATGCAGGACATCACAACCAACACGTCTGTAGTAGCGACAGTTGTTTCGGTAGGCACCACGTCGGCAGGGACTGCAAGGGTTACTATCCTGTACCGCCAGAACTAAAAGGAGCCGTCATGACAATGCGTACCGATACATGGGCTGTGTCCCCGGCGGCAGCAAATACCACGTTCTTCTTCGGTGCCGGGGCTGTTGCTGGCGCTGGCGCGCTAACGCTTGTTGCGACCACGCCGTCGGTCAATGGCTGTGGCTACAAGCTGATATTCACATCCGCCGGTGATAGCAGCGGGATGACTTTCACGGTAGTCGGGAACGTTGTTGGAGACTCTTCCAGAACAACGACGGAAGTGGTTGCCGGGCCAAATACGACCACAGCAACCACCGCGAACTACTGGTCTCAGATCGTGAGCGTGACAGCCAGTGCAGCGGCCACCGGGAATCAGAGCATAGGCTTTACTGGCGCGCTGGCGTTGCCGCGCACTCGTATTAACGGGGTGCATTACGTGGGCGCTGCCGCAACTGGAAGTGTTGTAGTGTCAAACTCTGGCACAGGCAAGGTGCTGCTGAACATCGACACTCCGGCTACCGCCACATTTGCGCAGTACGTGAATACCGGCAGCCTGGCAGTGTATGGTGCTACGGCCACGGAGGTCGGACTGGTTACGATGACTCAGGTGGTGAAATGCACTCTGGTATGCGGGTGACGTATGACAACCAGCGGCACAACGGCGTTTGTTCCAGACGTAGCTGAGATAATCGAGGAAGCCTTCGAGCGCGTAAGGCCGTCCGGATCGTCTACTGGGTACGACGTCAGAACCGCTAGGCGGTCGATAAATCTGCTCATGCTGGAGTGGGCTAATCGAGGCGTTAATTTGTGGACGATAGATTCCGGTACGGTAGCACTCGTCTCCGGTACATCCACGTACAGTCTTCCTGCCGACACCATAGATTTACTCGACGTGGTTATCCGGACGACCGCAGCCGGAGTTCAGAACGACATGGTTGTAGGCAGAATTTCGCTGAATGAGTACACGTCCATACCCTCAAAGACGGCCACAGGCCGTCCGGTGCAGTTCATGGTGAACAGGCTGTCCGCAGCCCCGACGATCACGCTATGGCCGACACCTGACAGCGCCACGACGTACTCGCTGGTTTACTGGAGAATGCGGCGGATTCAAGACACAGGCGGAGATGGCGGCCTCACCATGGATGTTCCTGCAAGACTTATTCCGGCGCTCATATCGGGACTCGCGTATTATTTGGGTATGAAATACGCACCTGGAAGCCTACAAGTTCTGAAGGCTATGTACGACGAGCAGTTCCAGATGGCTGTCGAAGAGGATAGAGACAGAGCTTCGTTCAGGCTGGTTCCGAGGCCGCTGTAATGGCCTCGTTCGCTACAGGCAAGTACGCCCTCGGGATATGTGACAGGTGCGGGTTTCAATATGATTTAAACGTGTTCAGAGAGCTGACGGTACGGCAGAAGAAAACAGGTTTAAAGGTGTGTAAAGAGTGCTGGGAAGCTGACCACCCACAGAATATGCAGGGCGTGTTCAAGGTAGTAGATCCGGAAGCGCTGCGAAATCCGTTGCCGGATACCGACAGAGTTTATAGTACTGGTGTGTTCGGGTGGAATCCGGTAATGCTTCCGCAGATTTCGATCAGATTAGGAGCCGCGCGCGGCGTAAATCCGTAGGAGAGACCGTTGACCACATATGCCACACTTACTGCGGATATTGGGACGTATACCCAGAACAACGACACTGTATTCTTGGCGCAGATACCTTCGTTTATCCGATTGGCCGAGAAGCGCATATACAACGACGTGAAGCTCCCCCATATCCGCAAGACGGCTGTCGGGGCGTTGACCGTAGGTAGCCGGGCGTACACGCTTCCGACAGACGCCATCAATATCCAGTCGTTCACGATAACGATACCTGTCACAGGGGAGGTTGTTCACTTGCTGCAAAAGTCCCCTGACTTCATGTCCGAACTGTATCCGGTTCCGGCTACACAGGCGCAACCAAAGTACTTTGGGCATAGTAGTGGCACCGCAGCAGTAGTCAGCCCTACGCCAGGCGCGGCCTATGTCACAGGGGTCAACTATTTTGGGTACCCCACGTCCATAGTTGATGCTGTCTCAGGGACGTCATGGCTTGGTGACAATTACGACCAGCTACTTCTTCATGCGACACTTGTGGAAGCCTACGTGTTCATGAAGGGTTCAAAAGAACTGCTTGATTACTATATCAACCTCACAAAAATAGGTCTGGACGAGCTGAAATCAGCGGCCAGCAATATAAACACGTCCGACTACAGGTGATGTAAATGGCCTTCACTGGATCACAAATTTGCACGTCATTTAAAAAAGAGCTTGGGCAGGCCGTGCACAACATGGACACTGCTGGCGATGTATTTAAACTGGCGCTGTACGGAGATACGGCATCTATCGACCTGGCAACTACGGCATACACGAGTGCGGGGGAGGTTGTCGGGACAGGTTATTCTGCCGGAGGCATGACGCTGTCAAACTTGGCGGCCAGCTCCGCGACGTCCGTGTCCGGTGTTCAGACAGCGTTTTTTGGGTGGAGTACAGCGACGTTTTCAGCGGTCACATTATCGTGCAGAGGCGCTCTGATATATAATTCATCAAAAGCAAACCGGGCGGTGGCGGTCATCGACTTTGGTATCACAATCGCGAAAACAGCGGCTGATTTAGTAGTGCAAATGCCTGTGTTTGACGCAAATAATGCGCTAATTAGAATTTAACGGAGGCCGAGATGCCAAGCAGTTACTCAGCACTTTTACGCACGGAGCTTGTTGCTGTCGGTGAGCAGTCCGGTACATGGGGCACGACCAACAACAAGAACATCGGCACGTTGCTCGAAGCCGCGATATCTGGGATCGCCACGGTTGTTATTCCAGACGCTGACTACACGCTTACCGCGCTGAATGGCGCTGTGGACGAAGCGCGCTCGATGGGCCTGAACCTTACAGGTGCGCTCACTGGTGCGAAGAACGTAATATGTCCGACGAGTGCGAAGCTGTACGTTGTGAAGAATGCTACGACCGGAGGGTTTGCCGTGACAGTCAAAACGGCTGCCGGCACTGGCGTTGCGGTTCTCAGCGGCGCGTTCGCTGTTCTTGAGTGCGACGGTACGAACGTGGTGCAAGTGACGCTGCCTACTGCGTTCACATCGGCTACTTTGGCCGCTGCCGTCACCGACGAAACAGGAACCGGGTCGCTTGTGTTTGGCACATCCCCTACACTGACTACGCCGACACTTAATTCTCCTGTACTGACTACACCCGCACTCGGCACACCGGCCTCAGGTACGCTGACAAGCTGTACGGGTTTGCCTGTGGCCACAGGGGTTTCAGGTCTGGGCGCCGGTACAGCGACGTTTCTGGCCACCCCATCCTCTGCGAATCTGGCCGCTGCCGTCACCGACGAGACTGGAACCGGAGCGCTTGTGTTCGCGAGCGGGCCGACAATCAGCTCGCCTGTTTTAGTTACACCCGCACTCGGCACACCGGCCTCCGGAAACCTGACTAGCTGCACAGGACTTCCTGTGACTACCGGAGTGTCCGGTCTGGGTGCCGGGGCAGCTACGTTTCTGGCCACACCCTCGTCCGCGAATCTGGCTGCTGCTGTCACCGACGAGACGGGAACTGGAGCACTTGTGTTCGCAGATTCTCCTGCCCTAGCAGGCTTGCCGACCGCGCCTACTGCGGTCGTTGGCACAGCGACGACTCAGATAGCCACTACCGCGCATGTGGCAGCCACGGCGTTTACGGCAGCGCTGCCCGGACAAGCCGGAAACGCTGGAAAATTTGTCACGACTGACGGTGTGAACGCGAGCTGGTCAGCCAATGTGGCTACTGGCGGAGGTACTGCTACCGGAACCAACACCGGAGACAACGCGGTGAACACGCTCTACAGCGGATTGGTGAGCAATGTGACGCATACCGGAGATGCAACTGGTGCGACAGGCCTGACCGTGGTGGCAATAAACAGCACAAACATGGCCGCGTTGGCTACTGGGATTCTGAAGAACACCACGACTACCGGGGTTCCAAGCATTGCTGTCGCAGGAACGGACTACGTTGCACCATCTGGAGCACTCGGAACACCGGCCTCAGGTACGCTGGCGAACTGCTCGGGTCTGCCTGCTACCGGAGTAACGGGCACAGCTGCAACCCTCGGTGCGGCAAACACCTTCACAGCCGCCCAGAACTTCGCCCGAGCCACCGTGGCCTCGCACGCCACGACCGGCGACATCTGGGGCGCTGCCGGAAATCAAATCGACTGGACGGGCACTGCGACCACAACGGCATTCCCGGACGCGCCACAAGCGGGTGCGGAACGTGTGCTGATATGCGCGGGAGCGTGCTCGTTCACGGCTGGTGCAAACATGCTGATTGACGGCGTTGCTTCGGCTTCGACTGTGACCTGCGCTGCTAACGACCAAGTGATTGTGCGCGCGGTATCCACTACGCAGTTCAAGTTGTCGCGGGTTAAGTATGATGGGACGGCGCAGGTGACTTCACCATCGGACGGCGGTGCGACAATCACTTCCAGCGCGGTCGATATTACGCTCACTTCAGCCAGCACTCGCGTTCAAGTCGTCACAATGACAGCGAGCGGGAAGGCAGTAACCCTGCCTGACGCCACGACACTTAATGAGGGAGGGGTTCTGTTTGCTGTAAAGAATGTCGGCTCGCACACCTTTGCCGTCAGAAATTCTGCTGGAACGCTGCTTGCGGTAGTTGCAGGATCACAACTTGCTGCATTTTATCTAAGTGATAACTCTGCTGCTGCTGGTGTTTGGGCTGTAGGAGATGAAACGCTCGGAGGCGCTATGGATTTTCTACTAGCGCAGGCTGAAGTAACAATCGTTACGGCGACAAACTATTACGCTGACTCTATCGGCATATCTGAAACGCAAGCAATAGGGGTATGGTATGAATCGCCTAATATTAAAGCATGCACATTGAATGTCAGCGGCACCACGCTTACGGCGGGGGCTATTCTCACAGTGGTCGCAGAAGCCCCAGATGGCCACTTATCTATAACCGCATTATCAGCAACGCAAGCTGTTGCCGCGTGGCGTAATTCCGGAACTAACATGCGAGCATGCACTTTGAATGTCAGCGGGACAACACTGACAGCGGGTGCGATTCTCTCAGTGAATGCGACAAACACTGCTTGGGTTTCCGTCACGTCAGTATCTGCAACGCAAGCAGTTGTTGCGTATTTAGACAATTCCGCCTCAGGAGTAATCCGAGCATGCACATTGAATGTCAGCGGCACCACGCTTACGGCGGGGGCTATTCTCGAAGTTTTAGCGGCAGCGGCGACTGCTATTTCTGTTGATACATTATCGGCCACGCAGGTAATTTTGTGCTTTAATTATACGGCTTCTACAAGCGTGTATGGATGCACATTGAATGTCAGCGGGACAACACTGACAGCGGGTGCGTTCGCCACCTTTAATACAGGAACAGCAACCTTGGTTTCTGTAGTGGCTTTATCAGAAACAGCAGCTATTGTGGCATATCGTCCGGCATCTACATTCGTGGAGGTCAAGAGTATGTCTATCAGTGGAACCACCGTTACTCCCGGAACCGGAGTCGCGGTTAATGCACTTAATTGTGGCTCGATAAGTACATCAAAGATGTCGCCAACGAAAGCACTAGTTGGTTATTCTGGCCCAGCTTTTCCGTTGCACGTCAGCGCACTTCGTCTATCAGGCGCATCCGTGAGGATTTCGGGTGACACCCTTGCAATAAATAATCAAACCAGCACTGGTTATGTTTCACTCTCACGATGCAGTGATGCCAGGACGATTGCTCTTGGCCGCGCTGCATCTGATTACTTGAAAGCCACCCTATTGGAGGTCGCGCAATGAAAATTTTAATCAGAAATAGCGATAGCGCAGTTATGTATGCACAAGAGGTTATCTCCCTGACAACAAGCGAAGCATCTGGGGTTGGATGGGTAGACCGCAATTTCAACACAGACAACGCGAGGGTGGTGGGCGCAGAACTACCTTTATACTGGACAGGAGCCGCATTTTATTACGTTGACGGCGTGTGGGGGGTGCTAGATCAAGCAAGGTACGATAAGCGCGTTGCAGATGTTCAGGCCAAAATTGCTACGGCCGCCGTAGAAGCCATCACGACCACCACTCAATCGCGCCTCGACGATTTCGCAAAAACGCGCAACTACGACGGTATTCTAGCGGCATGTACTTATGCTGCAAGCCTGATACCGAAATTCGCTGCGGAAGGACAGTACGCGGTATCCGCGCGAGATGAAACATGGGCGGCACTCTACACGGTGATGGGCGAGGTGCAGGCTGGCACACGGCAGATGCCGACATGCTACGCAGACGTGGAGACGCTATTGCCGGTGCTAGCATGGCCTATCTGAGGAACATTCTCTTGTGGCTAGACATCGGCCTGAACGTGCTGATATTCGGAGGTAGCCCCTATGAAACCTTATCGAGCCGAATCGGAAAACGGGCAGCGCGAGGAGACAGATGGGCGTGTGTGTTGTGCGGGATGTTGGACAAAATCGACTGGCGGCATTGTGCCAAAAGCGAAATGCCAGACGACGGGAAAACGCTGCCGAACTGGTGGAAATAAGGAGACCGAAATGAAGAAATCTATCATGCTGGTATTGTTGCTCACCGGGTGCGCGTCCGACAAAGACTACACCGCCTATCTGACGGCGCAGCAGGCCGCGAACACTCAAGCTGCGGCAGATCAAAAACCGCTCGTGCGCATCACCGCGCAACCTGGGCAGAACATCACCGGCCTGCAATCGCTGGAAGTGTACACGCCGACCGCCGCACCGGTCATCCAGCAAGCCCGGCCTAATGAATGGGTCGGCGTGGTGCAGACGGCAGTCGGCGTTATCGGGACTGTTGGGCATATCAGGGCGGCAGGTCAAGCTGCGGTAGGTATCGCGGACAGCGTAGGCAGGGCAGGGACAGCGGGATACGCGCACGTGCAGGCACCGGCGGCCAACATCGCAACGACTACCACGACTACGACAACTACGGATTCCAGCACGACCACATCGGGCAGCTACAACCCGGCGACCGGCGCGGTATCCGGCGACACGATTTCTGGCAGCTACAACCCCTCCACACCGACGAGCACAGTCGGCGATTACAGCGGGGCGAACAGTGGCAATGCCGGGCGGATCGCAGGTTCGACTATGGCAGACCAGACCAGTGTGCCGACGGTGGTGACGCAACCCGCACCGTCCGTTACTGTTCAACCTGCCGCAGGTGTTGCGGATAGAGTGTGCGCATTAAATGCGCTCGGAGTTTTGACCTGCCTATAAGGGTGTGACAACATGACTGAAATGATGCCGTATATCGCCGCAATTTTGGGCTTCCTAGCCGTCTACGTCCTGAACAGTATCAAGCAGGAAATGCGAGACATCAAGCAGTCACTCAATGCGCTGGAATCAGACATGCGCGGGGGTGTGTCTGCACTCGACAGACGCATCACGGTGATCGAAACCCGCTGCGGTGCTAATCACACGAGGGATTGCCAATGAACCTGAGCCAGCATTTTACGCTCGCAGAGCTGACAGCAAGTGACGCTGCTGTACGACATGGGATACCGAACGATCCGCCAGCGTCGATAGTCGAGGAGTTGAAGCGCACAGCACAACTGCTTGAGCAGGTGCGCACACAGCTTAACGCTCCGATCATCGTGACATCAGGCTATCGCTCCAGCGCGGTGAATAAGCTAATCGGTGGCAAGCCAACATCTAAGCATGTGCAAGGGTTGGCGGCTGACTTCAAGTGTCCGAGCTTCGGCACTCCTATGCAGATATGCGAAGCGCTCATGCAGTCTGATATTCAGTTCGATCGCGTCATACTCGAATTCGGCGCGTGGGTTCATATTCAGGTTGGTAGTGAGCGCAAGGTTTTCACGATAAACTGTCAAGGTACTTTTGCAGGAATACATGTATGAATCCGCTATTCGCACCAATTTACGACCTCGTCGGCACAGTCATAGACAGGCTGATTCCAGATAAAGCCGCCGCTGAAAAAGCTAAACTTGAGATGGCTGTTGCCTTACAGGCTCAGGAATTCCAGATACAGATTGAGCAGATTCGAGTTAATGCCGAAGAGGCAAAATCAACAAGCTGGTTCGTTGCTGGTGGTCGCCCCGCGATAATGTGGATTTGCGGGTTCGCGCTGGCCTACGCCGCCGTTATCGAGCCGATCGCCAGGTTCGCGGCAAAGGTGTGGTTCGGCTATACCGGAGATTTCCCTGTGATTGACACCGATCTGACAATGCAGGTGCTGTTCGGAATACTCGGGTTGGGAGCATTCAGGTCAGCAGAAAAAATCAAAGGTGCCGAGGGTAACCGGTAACCAGCTATGCCACGGCTTACTGAGCGAGAGCGGGAAGTCATAGCGCTCACGTCGGAGGGGATGAGCGCGAAGGAGACCGCGCAGCGTCTCGGCATATCGCACCGCACAGTCGAGGATCACCACAAAAATGTGATGCGAAAATTAGAGGCTAGAAATATTGTGGCTGCATGCTGTTCAGCACTAAAATTAGGGCTTGTTTCTGTCATGCTATACGCGGGTTTTTCGTTTTTTGGTGCCGATGACAAGACGTCAGAAGAGTTTGTAGTTGATGCGGTTGACGCGTCTGTTGTATCGTGCAATAAGACGGATAGTCCGTCATCTAGTGTAGAGGAGATAGAAGATGTCGAAAACGTCGAGAAAAGTCCCGGCTGCGAACAAAAGCGGCGGTAAGCGGATGTCATGGCCTGCTGGGGTTGTAAAGCTGCCGAAGGTCCGAGTACAGAAAAAACCCCCTCGCGGAGGCTATGTCTGATACGTAGTTTTGCGGGTGGCTGCGGATCCAGACAAGGTGCAGACTATGACCACCTAAATACAGGAGGTGGTCATGGCATATTCATTCATTCTACCGAGCATATCACCAACCGCAAACGGTGATGGTTCGTTGATCGGCAGCGTCAACGAGACCGACTTCACCGCGTCATTCAACGACAAGCACATTTCCGATGTTGTTTATGTCTACCGAAAAAATGTAGCCGGTCAATCGTTCAGCTTCGACGACATATCCACGGCAGCGGGTAACGATACAACCTCTGATTTCCTTCCGTTCGGCACAAATGCGCAGATGAGCGCGGGGGATGAACTGTATATCTCATGCGACCACAATCAGGAAGAGCTATTCTTCAAGATCGACACGCCAGGGGTGTGGACTGGCACACTGGACATCAAGTATTCCAGCAACGGGACAACCGCAAACGCGACATTGCAAGGAGTTGTCGATAACTCAAACGGCTTCAGGAATTCCGCCGGGGTTTACCGAATATCATTTACCAAGCCAACCGACATTCAGGCATTCTCTCCAGTTCCGGGCGACATACTTTCAAAGAAATGGTTTGTGTTCAAGCCGACCATTACCGCAGTTACAACCGCGCCGATCCTTTCGCGGGTATGGATCCACCACGACCAGCACCTGCTCACCGATGTGACCACAGCAGCAAATGACGTGAGCGTCCCATCTTCAACGCCTGAGACGTTTTTCCCGACCGTCGATTCCGCGCATTATTTTTCGTTCGCAAACCCTGCAATGGGTTTGGTCAGGAACGTGCATCAGGCCTCTGCCAACGTGCGCACACGGCAGCTTGAGTATTACGCCAACGACAACATATGGAAGCCGTTGCAGAATATCTCCGACCCATCGAACGACTACAAGGCCGGTTCACTGACCTATTCTGCAACCCCGGTGCAATACATCGTCGGCTGGTCTGTGCCGACCGACTGGAGTTCCAAGACGCTTGAGTTCAATACAAGCAGCGGCACGGTGAACAGCACGGGCTACTGGATAAGGAACCGGACAGCATCTGTGCAGGCATACGGCCCGGCGCAATCGACCAAATACACCATCCGAGCCAAGCAGTTCGGAAATTCCAACACGTCAGGTTATCAAGTTCCCGTCGCCACGACGCTTCGCATGATAACGATTGACGAGCCTTTGAGTATGAGCGGCAGCGGCGCGGTGACGTTGCAGATATCCAATTTATCGACGGGAGCATCCGCTACGGCGACGATACCCGCCAGCCCGACCTGGCCGCTGAACCTTGACGTGGCAGACTTGAGCCTTGCTGCGGACAACAGGTTTGGCCTGTTCTACAACTCCGGTACTCGCACGTTCACGTCCGCGCCATTAACCCTGCACACATAAGGAGCCGTCATGTCAAAACTTGGAATTCCAATTATCGAGGTGCTGGGTTCGGGCGATGTGGCCAGCGGTACGGCGCATTTCGTCAAAACGACTGGCGGCGACATTCAGGTAGCAACCCCGTCCGGCGTGCAGACTATCGCCACGGCGGAGACTGTTGCCGCTGCTATCGGTGGATCATACGAGAAGGTTCAGTTTACCATTGGCACTAACGACCTAACCCCGGCAACGGATGGAAAGACGCGAATCTTCCACCTTGAAGGCGGAACGCTGAATGCGCTATCGACGGCGAACTGGCCTATTCCTACAAGTCCCCAGCGGTTCGAGATTCAGAACCATACAGGCGCGACAGCCACCTTTAGTGTAACAACCGGGGTTGGGCAGTTTGCCGGGCTGGTGGACTTTGATGGCGACACCGTGGAGAACGCAGAGTTCGGCATACCTAAAAACGCCATGGTCACTGTGACCGTTGATGAGGATGGATGGGTGCAAGTTGCTCCGTCTATGGCCAGTTACAGCAAGGCGGAAGTTGATGCGGCTCTGGCGCTAAAAGCGGCGGATAATGCGGTAGTAAAACTCACGGGCGACCAGACTGTTGCCGGTAAAAAGACATTCTCAACTTTACCGGAAGTAGGCTCGGACGCTTCAACCGCCAATCAGGTTGTCAGGAAAAGCCAGCATGATACGGCTCTTGCCTTGAAAACAGAGACAACAACAACTGCCGACCTAACTGCCGCAATCACAGCAGCAAATTGGGCGCCATCAACATCAGTAACGGCTGGGGATCGGAGGCTTGCAACCGTTGCCGCCGGAGGATTTTTTATAGGGCAACTTATACAGTCAAACTCAGCACGGACTACCGGCTTGACATTCAACGCTACGGAAGCTGGAAATTGGACATTGGTTCGCAGTTTGAGAGACGGAGGAACAGACCTAAAACCACACTCAATACGTTCAAACATAGCTGTAGATATTTCAAGCACTGACCTCAACGATCTTTCTGGCGTTGGATTCTTCAATGGGAACAATCTATCCAATACACCAAGTAGTGTCGCAAGCACTGCCGTATGGTGGCATGTCATTCAGGCTAACCACATGAATGAGACTGCGGCGACAGCAGACCATTACTCATATCAGATTGCTCGTCACCTCACAGCATCTATCTCAGAAATGTGGACTCGTAAATCGGTGTCCTCAGCAAGTACGCGCACTTGGAGTGCTTGGCGCAAGATGGGCGATGACTCTGGTGACATGTTTGCCAATTGGGTTGCCAATGCAAAAGTGGACGCAGGGCAAATTCAGAAAGCAACGGCAGTTACTACATCACCCGCGTTTGCTGTTGGGCAACTCATCAAGAGAACAGCCTCTGGAACTGCTGGCGCAACATTCGACAATACTGAAGCGGCGCTTTATACAGCAGCAACTTATGCTGAAATTGCGCATGTAGCTGGATTGCAGGGTGCTCTCGACGCAAAATCCCCGCTTGCTTCCCCTACATTCACAGGCACAGTAGGCGGCATCACTAAAGCGATGGTAGGGCTCGGAAACGTCGATAACACGGCGGACACGGCAAAGCCGGTCTCGAACACGCAACAGACAGCCTTGGATGCGAAAGTTTCCGCCACAACCCTAAAAGCTGGCATCTGTCATGTTCGCAAATCAGCAGATCAAGCTGTTTCTGCGTCCACAGCGACCAAAATCACATTCAATACCACCGAATTTGATCCATCTAACTTCTGGGATGAAACAAACAACCGCTACTTACCGACTGTTGCCGGATACTACAGATTCAATGTCGGGGCATTATTCGGCTCTGCAATTGATGGTATGCGATCTTTGCTGTATATTTACAAGAACGGGGTACAGGTTGCCATCCTCACCGACAAAACTTCCGGCGCGGCAGCGGATACGCAAATATCTGGCACCTTCATAGCGGCAGCGAACGGAACGACAGACTATTTTGAGGCGTTCTGCTACATCACCTCGTCATTGAATATTATGAATGGCGGCACGACAGGGTACACATACTTTCAAGCGCAATATATTTGCGGATTGTAGGAAGTAAAATAATCCATGCTCGACTTCCTAATCAGCACGCTGTCCGGCTGCTCAATATGACCGACATACTTTTTGGCCTAGTTCTCGGACAGATTCTCGGCCTTTTTGCGCTGTGCGTACTGGCATACGCGGCTAAGTTTAGAGGTTGACACTGCAAAACCGGCGTGGTCTAATGTCTAATCGCGGGCTGCTCCGCCGAGGAAGTATGCGCCATGCCACTCCAGAAACTTGTATTTAAGCCGGGAGCAAACAGAGACAACACCAGGTACTCCAACGAGGGGTCTTGGTGGGACATGGACAAAGTCAGATTTTTTTCAGGTACACCGCAAAAAATTGGTGGTTGGCAGCAGCTGGGATCATTTACATTTCAAGGTAGCTGCAAATTTCTGCGTGACTGGAGCACTCTCATAGGCGAGAACCTTCTCGCTATAGGCACGAACCTAAAGATGTATCTTGAGCGCGGAGAGGTCTTGTACGACATCACTCCGATACGAGCCACTCTCTCGGCGACAAACCCCTTTGCCACATCTATAGGGTCAACAACAGTCACAGCCACTATCGCAGGGCACGGTGCGGTGCAAGGTGACTTTGTCACGTTTGCAGGGTCGTCCGCTGTCGGCGGGGTGCCTGCCGCCGATATAAACAAAGAGCAGCAGATCACACTCGCTGTTGGAAACATCATATCTTTTGTTGTCGCCACAGCCGCTACATCTACAGTGGCAGCCGGTGGCGGGGCCATCACCGCCGCATTCCAACCAAATACAGGCAGCTCGATCGCCATACCTAACGGAGGCTACGGCGGAGGCCCGTATAGCATCGCGGAGTACGGGTGGTTTATACCTGTGATTTACGGACAGTATGTCGGAGATACGTTCGGAGAGGACTTCATATTCGCCATCCGCGATGGCGGCCTTTTTTACTGGACGGGAGCAAACGTGCCGACAGCGCTGGCGTCAAGAGGTGTGATACTGGCAGACTCAGCCGGAGCGTCGAATGTCCCTATGATTGTGGACAATTTACTTACAACGGCAGATCAGCACGTACTGGCGGTAGGGACGAACTCTATCAGCGCGATAAACGTCAAAGTCAACCCGTTCACAAGCGGGGCAGCGGCGTCGCCCATAGTCACAGTGACGCTTGTCGCGCATGGCCTGACGACCGGCGATTATTTGACTGTTGAAGATGCCGTGGGGTTCGATGGACTGGTGACAGCAGAGCTGAACAAGCAACACAAAATAACGTATGTCTCAGCAGACGCTTTTACGATAACGCTCACTACGGGGTGTACCGCAGGAGCTGTTGTAGGCGGGGGTTCGGCGGTGACGCTGTACTCTCAAGACGGTATTGAAGATCCCATGCTTGTGCGTTGGTGCGCACAAGGCAACCCCCTCGACTGGACACCGAAAGTAACTAATTCCGCAGGCGACTACAGACTCTCGTCAGGCAGCTACACATACGCCGTAAAACGCATCCGGCAGGAGAACCTGATATGGACAGACACTGCGGTGTACTCGGTGCAGTTCGTAGGGCCGCCCGCCAGCTTTTCGTTCCTCCCATTGGCTGATAACACATCTATCGCGTCAATCACGGCGGTCGCCGTTGTGGACAACATCGCATACTGGATGGGCCGAGACAAGTTCTATATGTACAACGGCCAGGTTCTGTCTATGGACTGCTCTGTTCGCAGGTATGTATTTGGGGACATCAACGCGTCTCAGCTGGCGCAAGTATTTGCCGGTACGAACCTGGCGTTTAACGAGGTTACGTGGTGGTATTGCGCCGCAGATTCGCTGACCACGGACAGGTACGTGACGTATAACTACGTGGAGAAGACATGGTCTTTCGGGTCTATGCCCCGCACAGCGTGGATAGATTCTCAGCTCAGGGACAAGCCTATGGCTGCGGGGTCGGATGGGAAAATCTACTACCACGAACTCGGATCTGACGACGGGTCTACAAATCCGCCTACGGCTATCGCGGCCTTCATAGAGTCGGCAGACATCGACATAGGTGAAGGCGACAATTTTATGTTTGTTCAGCGGTGTATCCCCGACGTGGACTTCTCAGGTTCGACCGCCGCGATACCTGCCGCCGTTGTCACGTTGAAAGCCCGCAACTTCCCAGGGAGTGATTTTTCGCAGAGCAATGCCAGAAACGTCGCGCAAACGGCCACCATCTCCTTCGACCAGTTTACCGATCAGGTATGGACTCGGCTGAGGGGACGACAAATAGCTTTCAGGATGGACTCCACCGCAGTCGGCGTCGCATGGAAGCTTGGTGCCCCCCGGATCGAGATCCGAGAGGACGGCATGCGATGAGAGCGCCAGCACTACCGATCGCGCCTGAGACATATTCTAAAGGGCATTTAGACGTACTTCTGCGTGTCCTGACGCAGTATTTTACCGCGAACGCTATCGAAACGGACTACAGGGCTAACCGCAGCCTCCCGGCACAGGTGAGTGCCAGTACGCAGATGGGGGACGACGAGCACTCGTTCGTAGCCTTGGTGTCCGGACTTACGATGACACTTCCGCCAGCCAGCTCGGACAGATATGGCAGAGACTGGACAGTCTCGCTCGGGGTGGCCGGATGGACTGACATCACTGTCTCAGCAGGCGACTCGCTGATTTTACCGGGGGTGGACGACACGATACGATTGGACATCAAAGGATCTTCGGTTACACTACGATGCATGTCTGGTAACTCGTGGGGTATCGTATGACGTGGTTTGGCAACGATGTGGGGTTCAAAGACGGAGTGAAGCTGGATGTGGCGGTTGTTTCGTCGGTGGAAGAAGATCCTCTTGCGGATCAGGTAAGTATGCTTGTAAAAATACACAAGCAGCTTCGCATCATGAACATACACCTCGCCATTATGACTGGCGAGAAAATAACCAACGGAGACATTGGAGAATAAGATGGCAGAACAAATTGTAGATGGCACGGGGACGGGCATCAAAGCGAAAGTAAGCGCGGGGAACCAGCTTCACGTTTACTCCGCCAGCGTGCCGTACCAGCATCATGTCGCGCACACGCACAGTGAGGCCTTCATCGCCACCGTGCAACAGACCCCAACGACCACCAACACGCCTTTTGCGTACCTGAAAAACACCTACACCGAGGACATTAACATTTGGACGATCTGCGCGAGGTGCGCGGCGGCTGAGTGTATTGAAGTATGGTCGGTTACAGGAACAGCGGTAGGGACTGAATATGTCCCTGTGAATGCGGTTATCGGCAGTGGAATACTCGCCAACGTAACATGCGTGGTAAATAACGCCATTACCGGATTGGCCAAGGCGAAGCTCATCAAGCGTATTTATGTCGAGGCGGCAACACGATCAGTCTGCCACGACATTCATACGGCAATCATCCTACCAGCCGGTCAGGCCGTCGCGGTTTACGCTGTCACCGGAACAGCTTTGACTGATATTGAAATCACATTCGACTTTCACAGCGTGGAGTAATCATGGAAATCACTGACGGCACAGGTTCGGGCAAAGCAGCTAAAGTCTCCAGCGATAATAGGCTGTTCACGTTCGCATTGTTGGAATGGCCGATGGAAGCGTTCGCGCATCAAGGCGACGCTTATGCTCTCGCATCAGATTTTATCGCGCTGACCACCACGGCTTCGTACAGCGGGATTTTGTACTTAACGAATACATCTACCACGCACAATATCCACATCGACAGCATACGCACATCGTCAACGGTCGGGACATTGTGGCAGTTGATGCGCAATCCAACCGCCGGGACATTGATTAGCGCAGGTGCTGCGATTTTGGCTGTAAACGATAATTTCAGCAGCGGTAAAACAATCTCCGCAACGGCCAAAAAAGGCGTTGACGCGCAAACCGTGACAGACGGGGTGCTGACAGGACAGTGGCAAACAGGGGTGTATGGAGTGATGGAACGCCGGTACGAGGGCGCTATCATTCTCGGAACCGGAAATTCGATTGCAATAGTAGCGAAGCCATCAGCAGCGGCAACCGTTGGAGCAACAGTATCGCTGTGGGTAGAGCCCGTCGAAGGCGCGCGATAATGCCGCTTAAAACGCAAATTGAGGACGGTGCTGGAAGCGGGGGTAGAGCAGCCGTCGTTGACAACGCGCTGGTTGTTATATCACACCCACACCCGCCACTAGGCACTTCCAAAACCTACCCTGTCAGGCAATACATGACGTTGGACGGAACGGAAGGCGGAACATCGAGCATGAAGGTTGTCGGAACGCTTGCCGCGCCGGTAAAGTTTTTTATCCCCGCTGGTCTGGACGATGACCGCTACATCACTATGCTGTCATTTGTGATTGCAGGAGCAGGCGCAACACTGAGCGAATTTTCAACGGTTCCTGCACTTACGAATGGTTGCAAACTGTATTATGAGCAGCCTGCTGGAGTACGTGTGATACATGATGCGTTGAAATCAAACTTCGACTTCGTCCGATTGTGTGTTGGAACCCCTGCATTTGGGGCTGCGGCGGATGCGTTCCGCGCATCAAACGTGATCGGCACCTCCGAAGCCTACATCCCTACACTTGACCTGACCAAGATAATTCCGCCATACGGGATAAAGCTTGATGCAGGGAGTAATCAAAAGTTTGTTCTTGAGATACGGGATGACACAACTTCAGCCTCGATCGTGGCCTTTGACGTGATCGCCTATGGGTTCGACCGCGTTCCGTAAAAATTAAGGGGTTAAACATGGCAACCATACAAGAGTTGGAAGCACAGATAGCATCGCTGGAGAATCAGGACTCTTCACTTGCGCAGCGTCAGGTCGTTGCCGCCCAGCAGCAGCTACGGCTCTTATATGCGCAAGAGACACTAGACAATCCGGCATCCACCCCGTCGCAGATATGGAACGCCAGACAGGTGCTCACCACTGTACGCCTAGAAGATACGAACATAAACGGTGAGTACATAGACCCGACAGCTGAGGCGCTTTTAGAGAACGCTGCGTCCAATGCGTACCAGAACACCGCCGAATGGCAGGCGGCTGTGGACGCATACAATACGGGCGGGGTTGTCCCGTACAAGTATGAGCCGTTGCTCAGGCACCTGAACGGTTACTACACCGACGGTGCGGCGGCTCCAGGCAATCTGGCACCTACAACTGCTAATGCCGCCATTAGCCAGTGGGGTGTAGACGCTCAGGCGGGCGGGTTCGAGAAATTCATGGGCGCCGTATCGCTCGCAGCCACGGTGTGGGCCCTCGGCCCGTTGTTCCCGTCAATACCTGCGGCGGCGGCGGCTGCCAGTGCGGCAACTACTCTTGGGACTGGTGGTACGGTAAGTGATGCTGTGAGAGGCGCGGCGATTGCGGGGGTAACAGCTTTCGCGGGAGGCCAAGCTGCCGACCAGTTTGGAGGGATCAACACGCTCGCCGGAGGAGCTGCTGGCTACGCTGCCGCCGCCGCTACAGGTTCGGCACTGTCGGGGGCCGGGTTGCAGGGCACGATACAGAACGCACTACTTGGCGCTCTCGCTGGAGGTGTCATTGGTGGCATACAAGAGTACATGCCTTACGGCACTACTGGAATCACCAACGCGCAGGTGGAAGAGCTTGCAAACATGGGGTTGACGGCAGAGCAGATGGCTGGAATCAACGACGCGTGGCAAAACTCTGGGCAGCTGACATCAGCGCAGTCCGAGTATTTGAACCGCGTGGCGGCAGACGTAGCGGCAAACGGCCCTCTTGGAGGCCAAGTCTCATCCGTTACTGATAAAACTCCTGCCGGAGGAGGACTGCGGTCACTGACCGACGCAGACACCTACCAAGCGATGCGGGATGCGGCAGGTATCACAGCGTCCACAGGCGACAACATTTTGGACTCGCAGCTAGCCGCCCGTGTGCAGGAAGGTGCGTTGACTTCAGAACAGGCGAATATATATGCAGACTCCGTGATGCGAGGTAACGTATCGCCGACCGATCTGTCAGCCGGGCTAGACAGCCTTATAGGAACCACGGACGGTGTTGGAGGGCTGCGGTCGCTGACCGACGCAGACATGTATCAGGCGATGCGTGATGCGGCGGGTATCACAGCATCCACAGGTGACACCACCTTGGACTCTAAGCTGGCCGCCCGTGTGCAGGAAGGGCTTATAACTCCAGCAGAGGCGAACACGTATGTGGCGGCTGTGACAAACGGGACAGTTAATCCAACCGATCTATCCAATGGGCTGGACAGCCTTATAGACCAACCTGCCGCAAGAGGAAACCCTCTCAAGACTATCGGAGCCGCGCTGGGGGCTGCTGGTACGGTAGGAGGTCTCCTGAACAACCTCGGGATTATTGGGGGGGATGCGACCACACAGCCACAGCCACCTGCAACAGCCCCACCGGGAGCTGGCGCTCGGTACACAGGGCCTACAGCTCAGTCTGGTATACGTTACGTAGACCCGGGCTATCCGTCAGATGTCTCCGCCGATGCGAGAGGCATCCTTCAATTCTACGGCGGCCCGGAGAAAACGTATTTTTCCGGTAACAGAGCTACTAACTTCACAGGCCAAGGTATCGCAGGAGGAACGACCGCCGGAGGCACTACAACACCATCCAGAGGCACAGACGCCACCAGCGTGGCCATCCAGCAATGGATGGCAGCCAATCCGCAGGCCGGGTACGCCGACATCGCGAGGGCTGCCAACTCGGTCGGGGTTACGCCGCAGCAGCTGGCGACGGCGATGGGTGTGCCGCTGGCTGATGTCATGTCGGTGTGGCAGACCACCGGGGTTCCTGTCGGTCGTGTTGACGTTGTTGATCCGGCTACCGCCGTTATACGCAGATGGTCTATAGCGAACCCGACAGCTGACTACGCGGCCATACTTCGTTTTGCGGCTGAGAACGGGTACACACCAGCACAGACAGCGGCAGCGCTTGGCACGTCGATCTCCAGCGTAAACAGCCTGTGGGACAGCACTGTAGTACCGACAACCACAACGGTAACTCCGGTAACTCCGGTAACTCCGGTAACTCCGGTAACTCCGGTAACTCCGGTAACTCCGGTAACTCCGGTAACTCCGGTGGATAGCCCAGCAACTCCGGTAACTCCGGTAACTCCGGTAACTCCGGTGGATAGCCCAGCAACTCCTGCTGGCGCCACGACCGGTAGCATCCCAATCACTTTAGGGGTGACTACACCACCATCCAGAGGCACAGACGCCACCAGCGCGGTCATCCTACAGTGGGCAGCCGATAACCCGACGGCTGGGATACCGGAAATTATCAACGCGGCCAACTCGGTTGGTGGGACGCCACAGCAGCTGTCTACAGCATTTGGAATCCCTCTGGCCGATGTTCAAAATGCGTGGAACGACGTCGTGTCAGGTACGACAGCCGCAGGTACCGGGACTACCTACGCAGGAGGTACATACACACCTCCTGTGGTAGAGACGGTAACTCCGATAACGCCAACAGCCAGAGGGACGGCATCTAGCCCGGTAACACCTCCTGTGGTAGAAACGATCACGCCCAAAAATGTCGCTGCACTTGACACCAGCGTGGCCATCCAGCAATGGATGGCGGCCAACCCGCAGGCGTCGTACACCGACATAGCCAACGCCGCTAACTCTGTGGGTGTTACGCCGCAGCAGCTGGCGACGGCGATGGGTGTGCCGCTGGGAGATGTTCTGTCTGTGTGGCGCAGCACCGGGGTTCCGATAGCATCTGATAATGCTGCGGCGCCTGCCGGAATTCCGGCAGCGCTGCCGGTACTCAGCCCGCAACCAATGCAGACTACCAAAGGCACTCCGTTCTCGGCTGGCGGAGAGATACGCGGTGCGTCCGGGCTGTCGTCACTGGCACCTCGTCTGATTCAAGGGCCGGGAGACGGTATGAGCGACAGCATCCCAGCGTACATATCTGGTGGGGGTATCCGTGCTAACGAGCCTATCAGTGTGACTGACGGCGAGTACATAGTGTCGGCAGATGTGGTTTCGCACTTAGGTAACGGGTCTACAACTGCCGGGTCAAAAGTTCTCGACGGCATGATGGATCGTGTCCGTAAAGCCAGAACCGGCACCAAAAAACAGGCTCCGAAGATTGATGCCCGTAGTTTGGTGCAATCTGTATAATCGTTAGAATATCCAAGGAGACTAAAATGGTAGACACCACAACAGCAACGACAGGCAGCACTGTAAGGTCGTTTGCTCCGGAGTTCACACCTCTGGCGTCACTTGTTGGAGGGGCTGCGGAAGCAGAGATGAGCCGCGAGTACACCCCATACGGCGGAATCCGAACTATGGGGTTCGACCCGTACCAGCAAGCCACTCAGGCGAACCTGATGGGGTTAGCGACTCCGACACAGTTCGCCGGGGCGACCACTGGTATTACAGGTGCGCAAGCGTCCGCTGCCGCTCCCGGCGCGCTCTCCGGGTTCATAAGCCCGTTCAGTGAGAACGTGACCGACATCGCGGCGCGGCAGGCCATGCGTGACTTTGGTCGCGAACAGACGGCGCGCGATTACCAGTTCTCAAAAGCAGGTGCGTTTGGAGGCTCCAGGCAAGGTATAGCCGATGCAGAGGCGCTTCGCAACCTGAATCAGCAGCTACAGGACTCTCAGCTAAAAGGTGACGCGATGGCGTACCAAGCGGCTATAGACCAGTTCAATAAAGAGAGGTCGATGCAGCTGGAATCAGGCAAGGCGCTGGCACAGACAGGCGAGGCCATGCAGCAGGGCGACTTGAACCGTCTCGGATCACAGATGGGCGTTGGAAACCAGTGGCAGCAGCTCGGGCAGCAGCAGCTCGACACCGCGTACCAGGACTTCATAAATCAGAGGGACTGGGCCAGAAACCAGACCGGGTGGGCGTCTGGAGTGCTATCTGGAAACACGGCAAACACCGGTGCTACGACGACGTCCGGAACCAGCGTGGCGCCTCAACCTGCACCGGCTAATCCATGGGGTCAAGTCGCTAGCGCGGGTGTCGCACTGTCAGGATTAGCTGGTATGCTGGGTAGCTCCAATAGCGGATCTAGCAGTCTCGGAAACAATTTCGGGTGGTGGTAACAGGAGCGCGCACATGAATATATTAGAGCAAGCAAGACTATTGGAGCAGCTCCCTGATGCGGCATTGCAGCGCGAGATGCAGCAGCCGACTGGAAGCACTCCATCGTATCTCGTGGTGACCGAGATAGACAGGCGAAATAAGTTGCGCCAAGGCGCCAGTGTCGGTGCAGGAGAGCCTCCTACGGTTGCGAGCCAGGTGACTGCGCAGATAAATCAGCAGCAGCCGGTTCAAACACAGCAAACCATGGCCGGTGCCAGGTCTGTAGGAATAGCCGCCGTGCCCGGCACCCAGCCACCACCAATGCAAAAAATGGCTGGAGGCGGTATCGTCGCGTTCAAGAAAGGTGGTGAGGTGTGCGGGTACGCGGGAGGTGGTCTGCCGAGGTTGAGCCTGGACGAAGAGATTGCCAGGGAGCTTGGGTACAAAGGCGGCGGTGATTCGGCAGCGGTCAGGTCATTCCTGGCAACAAAAGACAATGTAGATATAGCTCAAGCAACGAATCGCGTGAGATCGGCAAGAGCGACGTCTGGCCCGGAGCGTTTTGGAGTAGGTGTAGCTGCTGGCCCGCGCGTTGCAGGCGCTATGGCCTCTGACATCGCCTCTGATTACGGAAATATGTACCAAAAGGCTGTGTCTGAGCCTGTCGGCGGATTTCTGGCCGGTGTGTTCGGCGGGGGAGAAGAGACTGTGCCAGCTCAGACGCGACCGCCCGGAGTTCCGGACGTTACCGAAGAGCAGCGCGCGGCAGCGCAACGGCGCGCCCAGAGACAGGCTGCTGCGCAAGCTCAACCTCCTGCGGCTGTGCCACCGGCGGTTCGTCCCGGTCTGGCAGGGTTGCCTTCCGGGGCGGTTACACTGGATGAGAACGTGCAGCTGCCTCGCGCAGCGGCCACAGACCCTCGCGCCCAGATGGAGGAGGCGCGCGCGCTGTACGGGGCAGACCCGGCAGCGGCAGCTCTCCAGAAAGCTATCTCGGACAGAGAAGCCGGTATCGCCGGGAAGCGTAAAGATGCGGGGAACATGGCTCTTATCAAAGGCGGTCTGGACATGATGTCAGCGGCCAGCCGTCCCGGAGCCACGTTCTTTGGCTCCGCCGCAGAAGGTGCCAAGTCAGGTCTGGCGGCATTGGAGAAGAGCGGCTCCACCATTTCCGCCGAGGAAGATGCCATTCAGCAGGCGAGGATAGCCGAGCTGTCCAGGCAGCGCGGAGAGACTGTCGGTCTTGCGGACAAGGCATTGGCACGAAAGCAGCAGGTGGAGGACAAAAACGCGGGTATCGCCCAAACAGAGGCTGTTCTCGGGTTCGACATCAAGAAGTTTAACGCCGAGCAGAAGCAGCGATTCGTGACGGCAGGTGCCGCGCTGGCGGCATCCAACGCCCAGCACAAGGAGCAGATGGCTCGACTCACGTCCCAAGACCAAAGAGACATGGCGACAGCCGCTCACAGGCCGGTAGAAGACGCTACCGCAGAGCTGAAAATACTGATAGGCGCTGGCGCAAGCCCGAAGGCTATTGAAGAGGCTACTATTGTGCTCCACACGGCGGCGGCCAACTACGAAAAATTCCTGCAAGAAAAGCTGGGCCGATCAAATTACAGTACACGTGCCGGCAATACAGGCGCGATAGGTGTGTTGCGATAGCTCGGTATCGAGCGGGAGAATAGCATATGGCTCAGAGGCTTCTGGCACTGCCTGACGGCAACAAGATCGAGTACGACGACGAGAAGTATTCGATATACACGGCTCTTGACGCCGCTCGGATACAATTCCCAGGGTCATTCCCGGTAGATGACACGGCAAAACCGTCAGCGTGGAGGCGCGTTCCTGACATCGGAATCGCTGCGCTAAAAACCATGGTGGCGGTTCCAGAGATGGTTACCGGAATTGCCGACATCCCGACCGGAGGCGCTTTCGGCAAGGCTGTTGAGTCGTCAGGAGTACAGTTTGCGGAGACGCAGAAGATACTCGATACCTTGTACAGCCCGCAGCAACAGGCCGCGAACGCCGCGCTAAGAGACGCTGATGGGTTTCTGGCAACACTCGCTGCCGGTGCGTCCAACCCAAGCTCCGTCATGGCTGTTATCGGGGAGTCTGTCGGCCCTATGCTGGCAGGTAGTGTCTACGCTAGGGGCATAAGGTCTTTATATGGAATTGGAGCAGCGCCAGCCGCGTCCATCGGAGAAGGTCTTGCCATGACGGGGAGCGCTGCCGAGGGTATCCGGCAGCAGACGGAGACGGGGTACCTATCTCCGGAACAATCCTTGGCAGCACTCGGATCCGGTGTCGGAGGAGCGCTTACAGGCTACGCTGGAGCGAAGGCATCCAAGGCAATGGGTGTGACCGACATCGACGTAGCGATGGCCGAGGGTGTTGCCGGGGCTACGTCAAAAAGAGCGTTGATCGCGCGCCTGGCGGCTGGCGGGGTGTCTGAAGGCGCGTTCGAGGAGATGCCTCAATCAGCGCAAGAACAGATATGGTCGAACTACGCGCTTGGCAAGCCTCTGATGGAAGGTGTGCCGGAATCTATGGCTACAGGTCTGATGGCCGGCACTGGCATGGGCGCTGCCGCAAACATCCTGCCGAAAGCTGGAACACCTGTTCCTTCGCCACAAGATGTCGTCCCCCCAGCTCAACCAGATGCAGCTCTTCCAGCTCCACCCGCAGGAAGTGTACAGGACATGTTTTCTGGGGAGTACGGGGTTCCGCCGCAAGAGCCTGCGCCAGAGATGGTGCCTGACATAGAGGTGTCTCCAGACCAAGCCTCACTGCAATTCCCCACGATAACCCAAGATGCTTTTGCCGGATTATTGACCACTAGGGAAGGGACTCAGACCGCGCTAGACTATATCAAGAACTCTGTCCCTGACGGTGTCCCAGGAAAAGACGAGGCGCTGAAGCTGTACCAGAAAAAACTCGACTCATATATTGCGGCTGAGGCAGAGACCGAGCGAGAGGGCAAGCTAGCGGCTGAGTCAGCATTTACTTCTGCTGTCCCGTTACCTACCGGAGAGATTAAGGCTCCAAGGTCTCCCGATGGGATAACGCTGACAAAAGAGATGCTGGTAAACGCCGGTATTCATCGCGGCAACAAAAAGTTGCAGAAAGTGCAGGACGACCTGTTGGCGCACTCTGACATGGCTGAGAATGCGGAGTACATTCGAAGTGTGTTGGACGGCTTCGAGGAGGGTGTGCGCTCACTCCCAGACGCGGCTAGGGCGGAGGTGTTGGTTCGAGGGATGGATTCTATACGGAATCAGATCAGCGCTGCGGAGAAGAAAAAAAGTGATGTTGACGCAGCATGGCGAGCGCAGGAAAAGTCCGCTACGGCGCAGACGCTCAAGAGAGTCAACGAGTCAGTGATCGGCAGAGGGCTGCAAGGGTTGGATGTTCTTTCCAGCGGCAGCTCCGCCCGTCAGGAAGCAGAAGCTGCGCAGAAGCAGTTGGACGAGCAGTCGTTCGCACAGTTGCAAAAAGAGATGGCTGTTCCAGGTACGCAGTTCGGTCTTCAAGGAGAGATAACACCTCCTGGCGCAACACCGCCCACGACTGCACAGGTAGCGTCGGCAGATACTTTCGAGCAAAAAACTGCTGCGATGTTTTCCACCCCTAGGACGCCAGGGAAAATAGCCGTTCCGACAAAAGACGCGTTGCAGCCTCGACAAGAGGAAGCTGGAGGACTAGATAAAGTAGCGCCTAAAGCCAGTAAAATAGGCGGAGTTGAGCGGCAAGAGACTAGCAAACTGATTAGCGCTCAAGCAGTAGTAGCGGCGCTCAACACCATTTCAATAAAAGAAAAAACCACTGCGGCTGGCAAAAAAGCGCGTCAGTACCGGCAGTCAGCCATGAGTCCGAACTCGACAGACGCAGATTTAGCTGTGGCAGCTACTTTTGTGCAAGAGTACGAGGCCAAGGCAGAACCAAAGGCCAAGGCAGAACCAAAAGCCAAGGCAGAACCAAAGGCCAAGGCAGAACCAAAGGCCAAGGCAGAACCAAAGGCCAAGGCAGAACCAAAGGCCAAGGCAGAACCAAAGGCAGCCCGCGAGGTGGAAGACATTGAAGTCGATCTGGCTGATGCAGCAATATCAGGTACTGACGCCGAGATAAGCGATCTTCGGAAAGAGCTGGCTGTAGCCAAGGCGCGCAGCGGGCGAGTGAAACTCGGTGGGCGCGCGGAAGACTCGAAGGAGACAGCTGCGGCTGTAACCGAGGAAAACAAGGGGCGAGTGTCTCGGACAGCGATGTCCGCCACCACCAAACTCGTGCCGCCAAAACACCTTATCGCCGCGACCAGAAAAATGGTGGAAAACATTTTGCGCGGATGGATTAACCCGCCGATAGTCCGAGTGGTGTCACTAGCCGATTTGTCCGCTGATGATCTGGCGTTTGCCGTGGGGGATGCTGAGTCACCAGCAGCTTACGGATGGATTGACGGAGACGGAGTCATTACGCTGATACACGACCACCTTAGCACTTTGAGCGACGTAAAAGCAACGCTATTCCATGAAGCTCTCGGGCATTACGGCCTTCGCAGTAAGTTTGGGGCTGACCTCAACAGGCTGTTACAGGACATATACGACACCAACCCAAAACTTCGCGCGATGGCAGATCGGCAGATCGAACTCGGTACAGCGACCGAGGCTGTAGGCGGAATGGAGGAGGTGTTGGCCGACTCGCAAATGAGCCGTGGAGTTGACCAGACTGTTATAGGTCGAATCGTTTCTTTGGTCAGAAATTTCGCCAGAGATATGGGCATGAGGTTTTCATACTCCGAAAATGACGTTCGGTCGATACTCAGGCAGGCGCAACGTGCGGTGGAAAAAGGTGGTGTGCGCCCGGTGTCGGCGAGAGCGGCAATCGTTTCCAAGAGATCTGCGGTCGGGCGCATAGGGGAGGTGCTAGGGATACATATGCCGGGAGTAAAGAAAACATCTCTTGCTCAGGCTGTAGGTGCTCAGAACAGCGCTATAAAAGCTGTCATAGCCTCTCCGTGGGCGCGAGTATTGTCGTCTAAACTGGACACAATGCTCCTTTATGGCATGACCATGTCGCAGATCGGAGAGGTGTATAGCGGGCTATTTAAAAAAGGAGGGCTGCGCGCTGTGATTAGCGCTGTAGAAGACCTGTCGTCCACCAGGATGAAGTACATAAAGCAAGGCGACGCCATCGGCAACCAATTTCTGCGAGATGTCGATCTCGAATTTCGCGCGCTGGCGAACGACATGATGGCCCGGTCTACGAAGGACGGTATATTCCCGGACAAAACGTTCGAGGAAAACGCGGCCCTTGGAACTGTGACCGAAGACCGACGTGATGCGTATGACGACATCGCTACAGAGTATGCTGCCCTGAAACGAGGTATGGACGCTAGGACACCTGGGTCAGGACAGAAGTTTGAGAACGTCTACCGCGCCATGTACACGCACGGAAAGTTTTTGTATGACGAGAAACTGCGCCAGACAGAGGAGAATATCGGGGATCTATTCAAAAAACAGAAAGCTGTTGCCACTGCCGCCATCGCAAAAAATCCATCTAGAGAAAACAAGGCGGCACTGCGCAGTCTCGACCGAGACCTCAAGGTGTTCCAGGAGAAACTTGGTGTGTTGCGTAACCGAGTCGCAGGGCCGTACTTTCCACTGGCTCGATTCGGAAACCATATCGTCACGATGGCATCAAAGGACTACGAGACTGCCGAGGAGGAGGTTGACGCCCTGCGCAAGCAGTTGGAGCCGATCGAGTCGCTGGTGGATGAAGACCCTTCGGATGCCAACAAGGCCGAGCTCAAGGCGTTGCGCGAGAAATACTCCGACGCGAAGAAGACGTTGGAGAAACTGACCGCGAGTCCGGATGACTACTATGTCGAGGTGTTCGAGGGTGAGGCTGACGCGCTGAGAGCATTTGACGAGATGGCTGCCGACGCGGAGGAGAAGGGTGAAGGCGCTATCGTTCGCAAAACTCTGGCCAAAGATTATGAGGGGCGTGATTCCGTGCCGGCCACGCGGGAGTTCATGGACAAGATCAGCTCTGCGGTGACCGGAACTATGTCTGCACAAGAGGCTTCAAGGTTCAACACTCTGATGGCGACCGTGATGACCGAGATGTCTCTGAGCGACACAGTGCGCCGCCAGTTACGCCGGAAGAATGTATCTGGGCATGACAAGGATATGTTCAGAGGGTTCAGCCGTATGGTCAGTTCCGACGCGCACTTCCTGGCCAACCTGGCTCACAGACAGCACATATCCGAGGCGCTATCTGACATGAAGCTGGAAGCGGATACTGTTCGTGGCGACAACTCCAAGCAGATAAAAGTCTTGAACGTAATGTCCAAGCATATCGACGGTCAAACAGACTACGCTGGCAAGAACTTGGCATCAAATATAACCTCGTGGACGTCTGTGTGGATGCTGCTCACGTCACCCGCATACATCGCCTCGAACATGACCCAGCCGTGGATTGTATCTCTGCCGCTGCTGGCGGCAGATTCAAATGTGGCTTCCGCCGTCGCCGCGCTCAACAAGGGTCTGAGTGAGGCCATGAGCGTCGTAAAGCTATCGGCTGAAGCCGGAGAAGACACCGGCTTCATAAAGAAGTGGTCTAACGTACTGGTCGATGTTGAAGTGGTGCGGGCGCAGCTCGGAGATGAGGCAGCCGACCTGATAAACCACATGCTGGATAACCAGCTAATCGACGTCTCGCTGTCCTCAGATGCGGGTCTCAACAGCAACGCGGGTTCCGGCATAAAGGACGCTGTTCTAAAGGCCGTCGGGTCTGCTCCGCACCTGACTGAAGTCACGAACCGGATAGGCACCGCTCTGGCAGCATTCAGTCTGGCGCGTCGAGAGAACCCTAATGCATCGAAAGACGAACTGTACTCCTACGTCAAAAAAGTCCTTGACAACACACACTTCAACTACTCGGCGGATAACGAGCCGCTTGCATGGAAAAAGCTGCCGTTTGCGCATGTACTGTTGCAGTTCAAGAAATACCAGGAAGGTATGCTGTATCTGGTGTTCAACAACATAGCCACAGCTGTTAGCCGTAATCCTGACGTCACGCTGAAAGAGCGCAAGGCAGCGCGCGCGCTGCTAGGGTATCTGGCGGGGACGCATTTTGTGGCCGCCGGAGCTATAGGAGTGCCTCTGTCAGGGGCTGTTATGGGTGTAATCAATGCCGCCATGGCCGCACTTGGCGGGGACGATGAGCCGTGGGATTCGGCGACTGAGCTGCACGATGGCATTGCAGAAGTGTTCGGAGATGATTTCGCGACCATCATTTCTAAAGGGCTTCCAGCGTATCTTGGGCTAGACCTTTCACAAAAGCTCGGATCCGGCGACATCGCCTCGTTCACGAGGTTCACCGACGACAAGGCCCAAGGAAAAGAGTGGTATAAATCCATGTTGGTAAACTCCATGGGGCCATTCTTTGGGGGGCTGGCGCCCAGGGCATTCGACGGCGCAAACTTCCTGTTGCACGGTGACCTGTGGAAGGCGTCCGAGAAATTCGCCCCTTCGATAGTCTCAAGCACGATGAAGGCGTACAGATTCGCTGACGAGGGTCTGACCACCATGTATGGAAATGTCGCCATCCCAGCGGAGAGCTTTGGAGCACACGAGATATTCGGCAAAGCGCTGGGGTTCACGCCAACGGTTGAGACCGCGTACTACGACGAGAAGTCCAAGCAGGCGCGAATTTCCGGATACTACGACGAGCAGGCGACTGAGATCACCCAGCAATACATAGCCGCGCGCGAGTCGGGAGAAGGTATGCCGGAGGTGATGCAGGAGCTTAGAGACATAAATGCAGAGAGAGCCGAAAAAGGCGGTAAGCCGATTCCGTTCAGCCGACTGCAAAAGGCGTTCAACGAAAAACAGATCTACGCGAAAGAGAGAAATCCTGCCGGCGTCAGAGTGCGTAAATCCGAGGCGTGGATGATGGACTAGCCGATCCTGATTACACGAAGCCCGTACATCCCACGCTCTATCCCACGCACCACTGTGACCGTCACACCTGCCCGAGCAGCTTTTCGACGCAACCGTTGCTCGGCGAGAGCCTCGTCGTAAGCCGGGTAGAAAAAGCTGCTGCCGACTTCCATTGTTGACAGAGGCGTTGTGAAAGTCTCTTTTTTGGAGATCATCGCGAGAACAGCTCCAGAATCGCATCTTGGGCTTCAGATGCGACTACGCCGGTTGCAAACAGTTCGTTGGCTATTAGAGCAGCGGCTACTGTGGACGCCGCTAAATGAGTGCGGCTTTTATCAGGCAGAACATCTTTGTACCTGGAAACCAGTGCTTGCACAAGTTTCTCTGACTCCAATTCATTGTCCGATATGTACGCCATGAACGCGGTTCCAGTACAGCCGTATCCAGCGTCGAGACGTTCTATCGGCGCGCCCTCAAAGACTAGACACATCGCGTTAGGTGGCACCGAAGTCTTCTTGCCTCCCCCCTGGTCTTCGCCCCACACCCATCGAGCGTTACTTGCCGCCGATTCGTTTTGAGCCCCTGTGAAACATATCTGCACCTCGTGTCCGCAGGTCTGCAAGTACAACACTACACCTAGTGATAGATACACCGATACCAGTGAATGTAGTCCTGTAGAGCATAGTCTGATCGGAGCAGCGTCTTCGCGCCTAGAGAACGGTGGAATAGCGTCGTTGACGCCAAGTGTCGTTCGACCTCGCCACCGATTTGGGACGGTCATTTCTACAATATCCGGCAACAACATGTCAGCACTCCCATAAAAATCCCGCCGTTTTACCGGCGGGAAAGATGCTTCCACTCTCTTGGCGGGGGGACCCATTCGAGTGGAAGCACAATACCAAACCTGACTGAATCTGTCAAGTACCTTGCTTGGACATCATTGATATGATGTTGTCAATGGCTGAGTATGTGGCGGCACTGCTCTCCATGGCATCCATGCTGAACTTGAAGCACCGGCACTGTCCGGCGGTTATATCTGTGCCGCTTCCCATATATAATCGCTCAGGGACAGCGCTTTTTACCCATCCTTCTTTTATCGACGCGGCGATGATGTCTCTGAAGCTGACATGCCGCTCTACTGACCATTTAACCATGGCGGCCTGCGATATATATACCGCTCTGTCATCAGTCACAGCCCGCCCTGTGATAGCTCCGCGAGGCTCTCGAATTATGTACACAGGCTTTTTACACCCTTTTCCGCTGCTATATGTGTCGGTTACAAGGATGCCTTGCCACAGCTCCGCCAGCATGTGGCTTGCCAGCTCTGACGGGTCGGATGTCGCTCGGAGAATGTCGCATCGGAATTCGTCTACCTGCGACATTATCCATTCCAGCAGTTGTGACATATCGAATGATATCAGACCAAGATCCCTTGCTATCATAAGCCCTGTTATTGACACAGTTATCCCTACCGACCAGTATCTGTCCTTCCTGCGCAGGTGGCATCTGTCGTCCACCATCTTCTGCACAGCTACAAGCCTTGATCGAACCGCATCTTGATTTTCCACCACATACGCCATATAGGCTCTGCCGGCGTAGCCGTAGTTGTTGTACAGCTTGCGGAACAACATGTCGGCCTTCTCTTTCGAGTGCGGAGACACGTCTCTGAATGTAAACTCCATCATCCGCGCGATTTCTGCGTCAGACCCTGGCTTGTACGCTGCGATTATGTTGGTAAGCGGCTTGTTGGATGATGTCAGCAGGATGGTGGCCCATCCGAACCGAGTCCGGCTCATTCGACCGTCTGTCCTCAAACCCATTCTTGGGGTTCCGCCGCTGAACGTGTAAAGCATTTCTGATGCGTCTTGGGGCTTGATGTTCGTTATCTCATCGACAACTATCGGCAAATTGTGCATCAGACCGGCGTGTGCAAACACAAATTTCGGCGTGGCCTGCTGTGTCGAGATGGACAGCGACGAACTGTTGTCACTTTTGCCGTCTCCGAATATGCCCATGGCCATATGTTCGGCGGTAGTCTTGCCTTGGCCAGACCCGAACGACAATGCAGATACAGTCAGTCCGCCATGAAAATCCATCAGGTGCACCAGCGGGGCTCCGAAGCCTGAACCGAGTATGAATTGGTATTGCTCTTGACCTGGTTTGTTGTATGTCTCATCAATCAAATCTCGCCAGCAAGCGAGAGTGCCTTTTGGGTTGAACTTCCCCACCATCCGCTCGGCATCTCCGCCCACACGTACTTTGTCCACAACGCCATCAGGCTTTATAAGCGAATCGCCTAGCAGGAAGCTGTCGCCATGCCATCCGAAGTGCATATATGTCTCTACGCCGAGGGTGTCCCGCTTTACCTCAGAAAACCATGCTGTGATGTAGCTCTCCATGGACATTTTCTGTCCGTGAGATGCCAGCACTCCTTGCTCTCCTAGCTCCTTGAACAGGGCTGTGCCTCCACACCCCATGGCCGCACCAGTCAGCTCGAAGTCTCTCCAGGATCCCGCGCGCTCGCGCAGTTTCCATACCATCACCAGCATATCCTGACTGTCTCGGTAGAAGCAGTAAGGGTAGAAGAAGAAGTCGCAGAACACGACGAACTCGAATAAAGCGTCGGCATCACCGGCTTTTGAGCCTTTTACAGGTACGTTCTTGCTCAGCTTTCCGTCAAGCCATTTAAACCTTCGCTGCATTCCGATCGGTAGTGCAGGTACTTCCAGCGTTGTGTCTACTTCCAAACCATCCTGGACAGTTTTAACGGTCTCGACCATCAACACTTTTGGCTGCCCGAGCTGTATCGGACTTGTTATGACCCCTTTGTGCTTGCAGGTTTTACATATCCGGCGCATTGCAGGTGCGCTGTCTCGTTGCAACACTTCACACGAAGTCGGCCCGGCGTTCCACGCAGCGGCCTTTTCGACAGTCAGCTCATAAGAATACTCTTTGTGGCCTCTCGAGAAGTCGTGTATCGCGGTCTCGCAGTCTGTTGTGTGCTTTACCACTCCAAGCACCTTGTGCCACAGCGGCTCCTGGACATTTCCGCCGACCTCGTACACCGCGCGCAGGAGACCGCAGTCTTTCAGTATCTCCACAGTAGACGATGGAGGGTACTCCACCGCGTTGCTCGCTATTTCGTTTAGCTGCATGTCAGCGGCACTATATAAAATACTGCCTTCGAACGGAAGACTATCTGCTGGCGGCGGACTCGTTGTTACCAGCGGAGCAAGGAAATCTTCAAGCGAGACGCGCTCACCTACATTACCTATAACTGTGACCTCGCGTGACTCAGCGCTTGCCTTTCTGTTGTGTGACCCGACCGGACGCAACACACGCGCGCAATCCGTTGTGCAACTCGCGTCATGCAAGACACCATGCGCATCCAGAGTGTTTTTGAACCGCGTGGCGGCTTGTGTCCATACGTCGCTCGCTATTGACTCGTTCAAGATCCAATATACATGCAGGCCGTAGCCGGAGTTTATTGTAAGCGTCGGCTTTTTAATGCCTGATGCGATGCAGAAGGTGTCTATGGCAGCTAGGGCAGCAGCTTGGTCAGGGTAATCTGTGCCGTCGTTTCGGCCCTTGCAGTCCAAGTCAACCCAAAAGCACTTCAGCTTTTCAGCATTTTCTTGGGTGCGTTGTCTGAGCTTGCCGCTGGTGTCGGCGTAGCGCTCTTTCTTGAACGACGCCATTGCATAATAGATGTTCGATTCTGTGCACGTCATAGCCTTGATGCTCGCTACAGTGGCTAGACGTGATATCGTGGGCGCGTGAAAGTGCTTTTTAGCCCCTTTTAACGGTATTTCTAAGACGAAGAAGTGATCTCCGTCCGGAGCGACTAGCTCCATAAATTCTTGTATGTTCACTGGATCCCCCCGGTTCAACGTCTGATGATACGCTCTGCTTGCGCAGCATTCAAGCTGACTGAATTACCGGAGACGACCGTGGCTCTCTATGGCGATTTTTGTTGCGTACCTACGTTCAGCTACTGTCACTCGCTTCCTGTCAATGGGCAAGTCTCCATTGACAATGGCTGACTGTATAGCAGATACCAGTTCAGCCACCTCATTCCGGCGAAGTACGTGCTGCGGCAAGCCTCCACACCATTTGCTGACAGCGGTTCGCGACACTCCGCACATAACTCCAAATTCAGCCATAGATATTCCTGCTACATCGAGTGTTTTTTTGAGACTCATTATGGCTCCTTAGCGGGGGCCGAAGCCCCCTTGGTTAATTACGACAACAGCGCGTCGAGTTCTGCGTCGAGAGAGCCTGCGGTGGCCACAGATGCGGTCGCCTTGGCGGGCTTCGCTGTGGAAGCTCTTGCTGCGCCTGCAAGCGCATCGGTGTTGTAAGTTGTCATCCCACTACCTGCACCATCTTCATCGTCACCCTCCGCGTCCGCTACGGCCTTCGCTGCGGCTTCTGCGACGGCTTTTGCGGCAGCTACCTTCTTGTCCTTTGCATCGGCTTTGGCTTTCTTCGCGGCGGCTTCTGGGTCAGCAGCTGGCTTAGCCACTTCTTTTGCCGCTGCGATGTGCGCAGGAGCTGCCCCCAGTGCGTCCAGACCACGATTCTTCCTACCAACGATCGCGAGCACCAGGTCGTCGTTCATCAGGGACTGCGCCTTGGCAAAGCCAGCTGCATCGAGGAACCCGATCGGTTTGAACAGCATTAACGGGCTGGAAGCTGCGGTATCGAACGAGACGCGGGTCACTACGCCGTTGATCGGGATGTTCTTCTTGGACAGCAGCTTCGACATCTCAGCCAGGTTCTTCAGCGACAAGGGCGGTACGCGCAGCATCATCGGATCGTCGAGGCCATGACCAGCGACAGCCAGACGTTGAACGTCGGAACATGCCTTGCCCTTGGTCGCTTCGCCCTTGTCGTTGACGCCAGAGCCCCACGCGTTTTGCGGGCACAGCGCGCAGGTCGAGCACTGAGGTGCTGCCACAGACGCGTCAGGGGTGATAGCATCGTTCGAGAAACAGTCGGGCTTCTCCGCCGCGCCGTCCACGTAGCCATCTTCATAGAACGTCTTGGCCTTCTGGATGTTCAGGATCGTCACCTCAATATAAGTGGCTGGCTCGTCGGGATCGGACGGATTGGCTTTGGGGCGCATGATGAGCGTCTTCTCACCATCGCGGCTGACATGAAATCGACTGCCCTTGATCGAGATCACAGGGAACTTGACTGAGGCAAATTCCTCAGCTGCGTCATTCAGTGCGAGCGCTCCAGCGCCTACGTGCGCGATCAGGTGTGCCGGCATGCTGGTCATTTGGTCAAACGGGATTACTTGGTTCATTGTGTTGCTCCTCGTTGTGGTTGGGTTACTTGGTTGCTGCTTCCGGGCCGTGTTGCGACCCACATACTGTACAACGGTACTCCGGCGGACGGCCTTGCACTATCAACTTTTGCGTCGCCACTCTGATGCCTTTGCCGTAGGTGGCGTCTTGAAATTCAGCACCTTGAGAATTTCCTCGACCGTCGCTCTTGCAGTTATATTTGATGTTCATTTTAGGTCTCCTATCGTTTTGCCGGCCTGTTGACCGACACTGAAACTATCCGCGTAACATCGACTCCCGGCGGTAGCTTGCCATTCGCTTCGATGTACTCCGTTACTGCCGTGTTGTTCACCCTGTTCTCCAAGAAGCTGATTGCTCCTTCGCGGATTACGAAGTCTAAAAATACGTCCCTGTCTGCAACCTTCGAGCTGGTCGAGGTCTTCTTGAAGAACGTACCGGACTCGGTCTTGGAACTTTCCTGCCCGGTGGCGTTCAGGAACCCCATCATTTGCGCCTCTATCTCATCCATCTTGGCGGTGATGCGCCCCACCTTCTTTTCGTGCTCGGCGTTGAACTTCGCTTTGAAATCGCGGAGCGCAATATATTTCGCCGTCAGTTCGTCTGCTCTGATTTGGTCAGTCATTTTGTTTCACCTCCTTTAGTGTTAAGACAGTTTACTTATATGGTGTTTGTGTGTCAAGCGACTTTTCATTCCAACCTCTCTTTGATTATATCAAGCAGCAAATTCTGCATCGACGATTTCGATTGCAGCCGTTTGTACATCTTTCTCTCCACCTCGCTTCCTTCGATATGAAAAATCAACGTGTTCCGTTTCTGCCCTGGACGAACGATGCGTCCGTTCGCCTGCACGTAGGTCTCGTGGTCGTTGGTCGGGATGAACCAGATGATTGTATTAGCTTCGACAAGGGTTAGTCCGTGAGACATGCACTTGGGGTGCGCCACAATCACATGCAGACCACCGGGGCGCTGGAACTCGCTGAATATCCGGTCGCGCTCATTCTTGCCGACGCCTCCATGCACCACTTCCACCGGCCACATATCTTTCAGTGCTTCTGCCACCATACTGAGGCTGCCCAGCAGCGGGACAAATACGATTACCTTGCCGGCGGACTCCTCAATCACTTCCTTGAGTACCGTGATGCGGTCGGCGCAATCGAACCGGACACACTCACCCTCTTGGTTGTATGCACATCCTGAACTGATCTGCAAGAGCTTCTGAACTTTAACCGCTTCGTTTACCGCCATTATCTGCCCGGCCTTCGACTCCGCCACCAGCTGCGTGATCATCTGCTTGTACGCCTTTTTCTGCTCGGCTGACATCTCTACGTAGCGGTGCTCGTACATCGTCGGAGGCAGATCAACGCACTCATCCCGCCTAAATAACACCGAAGGCTGCATGGCCTCCTGCACGGTCTGTAATGCGTTGTCTCTGGCGACCCACTTGAACTGCGACACCTTGCGCTCTACCATCTCCCGGAACATCCCGAAGTATGGAGGAACCCGGTGAGGTGCGATGAGCCTGCACTGCGCCCATGCGTCTGTCGGTCGGTTTGGTATCGGTGTGCCGGTCAGCCCCCACAAGAACTTCTTGCCCTCTGTTATGCGCTTGAGAGCCTTCCACCTATCAGTACCTGCGTTGCGAAACGACGCCAGCTCGTCTACCGCCACCGCGTCGATGTCTTTGCGTTTGAGCAGCGCGTCGCGGATTTCTGGCACCTTCACCCCATCATGGTTGATGATGTAGATGTCAGCCGGATATTCGAGCTGCGCCACGCGTCGCTTCGCAGAGCCGTACAGCACCGAGGCTTCGAGGTGGGGGAAGTGCCGGAATATTTCGTCAGCCCACACCCGTTCCATCGTGGACAGCGGCGTCACAATCAGCATGCGCTTCACGAGCCCAATGCTGCGCAGGTAATCGAACGACCACAGCGCGCTCAACGTCTTGCCGGTGCCGAGGTCGGACAAAACAAACATCCGACTATTGAGCGTCAGCATGTCTGCCGTCACCAGCTGGGCACGAAACGGTGTGTACTGCCCAGACCACTTGTAGTAATGGCTGACCGGCGAGGAGATGTCGTACCCCATATTGTTCAACACCCGCGTCTCGTCGAGCTCGTGCGGCACGACAACGAGTTCCACTCCTTTGTAGAGAATCAGCTTCGCCGTTGGAATCACGGTCGTGATGCGTGACGGATGGCTATCCCGGAGTAGAATCTTCTTCTTATGAGGAACGATCAGTGCTTTATTCATTTGAGCTCGTCGGCTTCTGCATACTCGAACCTTTAAAATTAGTTGTCACGCACAAATTCACGGACTATGCTCCAGGCTGACTCCGTGTTGCATTTTGCGTCTCTTGAAAAAGCACTACCTCGACGTGTGAGAGGGTCAAGAGACGGTAACGATTTGCGCCGTTGCGCTGCCAGACAGGGCAGATTTCTTTTTGGAATGTCAGCCACCACTACCAGGGCTTTACACCGGCTGCCCCAGCGTCCTGCACGTCGACGATCTTTTGGAGCCATTGATCCAAAGCAGAACAGTCTCCATCAATCACAAACACCTTACCCCCAGCCTCTTCGATCTGGGAGATGGTTAGCTCCTGCCTCGGTGTTGGCTTCTTGCCCGGCGCTTTCGCCTCAATACCGAAGTACCTGCCCATGAAGCACCCGATGAAGTCCAGCGATGGGGCGCCCATTCCGTTTTGTACAGGGCAGTGCCAATAAGCACCGTGTGCTTTCAGCACTTCTTTGACTGCGGCCTTAACTTTTCCTTCAGGGGTCATCAGTGCATCCTCCTCTCAGTGACATGATCCTCAAAGAGGGCCACTTCCATCTCGTCAAACGCGAACAGTAAACGAAGCAACCGCCCCGCCATTTCTTTTTCCCTGGGCGACGCTGTCCGATCCGCATGCACTTCTCGTATCAGCTCTTCGTCAGTTTGGTGGCTCATTTTCTTTCGTTTTAATTTTCATTGCTGCGGCGACTTGTGCGCGCAGTTTGCGCTCGACTTGTTCGATAATTTTAGCTTTCATTGGTGCGCTATCGCGCAACACTTCGCCAATCATATCGGCCACGACCGTTTGCCACCGCTCTTTAACCTGCTCTTTGATATAGCGGTCGGTCCCCCATTGGTTCGTCTGGTCGGCGATAGCTGTGCGCACTTTACGCTCGACTGCACTGCGGATTTCGTCTTCCGTGATTTCGATTTCTAGTCTCATTTTATCCTTTCTTGTGTTTGCACTGCGCCAGCGTAGCCGGGCACCATGGGTTGCATAACCCCGAAGCCCTCGCCGGCCAATCATCTTTTTCGTATGCCTTCTCCAACCGCTCGACCTTCGGTATGAAGTGACCCCAGATCATCGGGATGTCTTCGCGGGTGAACGTCTCGGTGTCCATCTTTTTGTCCTTGAGCCACAGGTATCCTGTGCGAACCTCCTGCACATCCGGCCTATCAGCAAACTCGAAACCGGCGAAGAGCATGAGCTGGTCGGAGTCAGGTTTTCTTTTTCCAGTTTTGTAGTCGAGCACCACCGACTTGACGTCATACCGGACAGTCAGGTCAACAACTCCGCGTACCCACACATCCTTTGCGAAGAACGTCGTGATCCCAAGCCCCTTGGTCAGCGCCACTTTCTGCTCGGCAATCAGCTTGCCGCCGGAGGCTTCCATCTTTTTGATGCTCGACTCCATCCACACCAGATGCTCCGGCAGCGGAGCTTTCTTCACTACGCGGTTTTCGAGAAACAGGTGACATTCGGTTCCGTAGCGCATGGCCTCGGACTCGACTGTTTTTACTTCTTTTGTGACTCGCTTGAGCTGGTACGCCCTGGGGCAGTTTGCAAAGTCGTTCAACGAGCTGAAGCTCCATGGGTGCGATGTCATTTTTTCCCCGCTTTCGGAGCCGTCTCAGCCCACTCGTTTATATCCAGCGGTTCGTCTGACAGAAATACCACCTTTTCTCCGTCAAATACCCGGAACATGTCTGAGTCCGCCCGGATTTTATACCCCTTGTCTTCGAGCTTGTGCTTCACCATGAAAAACTGCCCGAGTAATACGGCGTCGTCGTTTGCTCTCGCGATTAAATCTGTCATCGTTGTCATATCTGCACCCTCTCAATCAACCCAACGTATCCGGCCATGTCAACCACGGTGTCTCGCTTCTTCGGCCCGTTGAATCCGCGCGCCATTTTCACCAGCACCATCATTTGACACACATCTTCGGCAAAAATCGGGAATTCCGCGCCATACTTACCGTACAGGTACATCTCCCAGAAATTAGCAATGTCGCCGAGGTTCTTTTTCGGGTCTCCGTAGTCGGCCTCGCGGCCTCCGTAGATCAGTTCATGCGCTTCTTGTAGAATCGTTTTCTTTTCCATCACTTCACTCCTTTGGGCCGGCGAGAACACGCATCCCATCCAACCGCATCTGATCGGCCAGCATAAGTGACAGCGCCTTCAAGTTCTTGCCTGATATGTTGGCCAAGGTATCCGCCTCCTCGCGCTTCATGCCTCCGGCTTTGAAATCTTCATACAACCTTCGCATGTCGACGCTGATCGCCATTGCTTCGGATTGAACTGTAATTGCTTCAGATAGCTTTACCATTTTTACTCTCCTTTATGAGTCGTTTAAGCATTAAGTTTGCTCGTTTTGCTTCGATAAGCTCCAAGGGGATTGCATGTACAGGTAGATGCAACAGTTGAGCCATTAGGCAATTGCGCAGAGGATTCTTGGCTATCCACCGTTTTACGGAATCTCTATTGTTTTCTCGGTGCGCCTCCCTGTATTTTATCGTCGTTGATTTGACCTTGTCAGGGTGTTCGTCGCGCCATTTTTTAGTTGTTGCTTTTGCCTTGTCTTTATTCTCAGCGTAATACCTCCGTCCAATCTCCTTGCACCTGTCAGGGTTTGCAGCAGCCCATGCTCTAGCCGCCGCCGCAATACGCTCTCTGTTTCGTTCATAGTGTCTTCGAGATGCGGCTGCTTTTTTAGCTTTGTTCTTGGTAGAGAGTCTTTTCGCAGTAGCTTTTCTACATTTCTCACAGCCTTTTTTACTGCCTTTCACAGGTTCGTACTGGTGCAATCCTTTCGTGCACGTTTTCATCACTAGATCTTCTCCACAGGTGAAAACTTTCCGAACGACACGCGCCCTCGGCGCTCGCAGTCCAGCTTTTTGTTTATGTCAAATGCCAGTGAGCTGTTTGCAATGTCAAACGTGGTGTACACACGCCCCTCAAGCATAATCGCTCCTGTAAAGAGCGGCATGTCGCGACCCATACCGGCTCCTTCCACTCTGTCCGCGCCTAGAAAAAGCTCGCATATTACAGCGCCGTCTTCGCGCACAACAAACAGGCCTCTCGATAATTCCGTCATCTACCCACTCCTTTCAGTAAACCCCATGACTTGCCTATCTTCGCGTCCCACGGCAACGGTATCGCCGGAGTCCACCCCCATGCTGATTGATATGGCAGGTTGTTTAACCTGTCCTGTATGCGCGTCACTGTAGTCAGCGCCCTGTCATCATCTCTTACATATATGAACAGCGCGTCGTGCAAGTCCCACGCATACATCACGTCGTCATTGAACTCGGTCAGCTGTAGCACCGCGATAGCCAGCTCCTTCATGTCGCCACCAGTGCCTTGAATCCTGAAGTTGATCGCAGTCTGCTGCTGTTCGTAGATGTTCAGGTTCTTCAGTACGATGCGCCGATGTCCTCGCGTTTCTGCGTAACCAACTCTCGCGGCCTCCTTGATCGCCGACTTCCAATACCGAAGCACCCCAGGGTACGTTCTGAGGTATGTTGCCTTGATATGCTCGGCCTTTGACGGTGGAAGATTTAGTCCGTACTGCGTCAGAGCGCGAACCCGGATTGTGTCAGTTCCGATTCTGTACTGCAACGATAAGTTTGCGAACTTGCCGAGGTTCCGTATGCGCTTGGCCTCCGGGTCTTTGTCCTGCTCGCCGCTCACCCACTGCCATTCTTTTCTCTCGATCTCTGCACCCATATAGGCATGTCCGTCGATGCCGTCGAGGAATAGTTTGAGCATCGTCTCGTCCTGCGAGTCGTCAGCCATCAGCCGCATCTCTTGCCCTGACGCGTCGAACTCGGCGAGAAGGAACCCTTCCGGCGCTTCGAGTATATTCCTCGCCCCTTTTCCGCGCTCCCACTGGTGGAGCGCGATGCCTGTCTGAATCTCTGACTTGCCTTTTCCTTGCTTCGATGAGTAAGTCATTCGACCAGTGTATGTACCAGCAATAAACGGGCTCGGCCTTGTAATCAGCGCGCCGTGATACGCAGTCGAATCCTTGACGGCATCCACGAACTTTGACTGCTGCGTGTTTACTTTGCGCACTGCCATCAGCGCTCCGAGTCGCTCGTCATCAAGGTGCTCCAGTTCGAGTGTAAGAAGAGTCTCTTTGTCGGTGGACGCCGCTCCAGCAGGTGTCGTCTTCACCACACCAAATCCCCAATCTTCAAACAACAGCTTCGCCAGCTTCTTAGGCGACGCTATTACGTCAGCAGGTACTCCGAGTTTAGCTTCGGCTGCGACACGCCGCTCACTCACGTCTTTATCAAGCGCAGCCAGCGCCTCCGGGTTTATCGTGATGCCATTGATGTGCGACAGCGCGATCGGCGAGAGTCCGAGTGCCTCGTGACGCGCAGCTTTTTTCTCCGGCTCGGTGAGCTGATCGAGATATTCCTGCGCCAGCAGGTAAGTGAACTTGCTGTCCTTGATGTTGTAGTCAAGCAGTCGCGTCCACTCTTCTTCGGTCTGTGGAACTTTTGTAACATCATCACCTAGTCCGTAATCGGCATGCTCTGGCCAACGTTTTGCAACAACATCCTTGAGGCTGTACCCACGGCCACCAAGATCCCGGCTGCGCCAGCCGTCAACGCGTTTCAGCAGCAGCATGGCGTCAATCCAAGTGCATGCGTTGACTTCCTTGGTCAGCCCGATGGCGTGCAACCATGCGATGTCGAACAGCAAGTTCCAGCCCACCAAGACGGTCTTGCGTTCAGCGCATGAGACCAGAAACTTTTTGAACCACTCAGTTGATGGCATGCGCACTGCCACCTTCTTTTCATCGCTACGCCACACCGCTACTGACTTTATTGTCGCCTCGCCAGTTCGTGCTCTCCAAGGTTGAAGGCCGAACTCCGGCACCTCTTGCGGGGTTTCCAGATCGAATCCGCATAGATTCATAGTTACACTCCTTAGATAATTAGTGCCGCTTACGATTATGCGGCGAGTGTGGTTAGTTCCCGCCTTCTTAGGGAAGGCTCGCCCACTCCGATTTCTTTTATCGCTTCATGCTCCCATCCGGATTCCGTGCGAAACTTCTGTTGTCGCTCTTGCTCTTGACCCGGAGATTTCCTTTGCCCACGGCGCCACCTTTGCTCAGCGGCTTAACATGGTCTACATCAAGCCCGTCAAACGGCTTCACCTTCCCGGCCTTCTCCATGTCGCGGCGGGCTTGCTTGCGCGCGGCGTTCTTCGGGCCTTCGCCTCGGGCGAGGGAAGTCTTGCGCTCCTGCTTCAGGTCTCTGACATAATTTTTAGAACTTGGGCACATGATTTGATTCTCCTTTATCTGAGGGCATTTTCAGTCTTACACTCAAAAATCTCTACGGCGTCTAATAATGCTTTAGCGGGGGCATCATCATCTAGTGACACAGCGACGTATCGGGCAGTGTTTGCTAAATCTATTCCGGCGTGTGTCAGATGCTCAATCTGATCCGGCATTTTGTCATTATCGTCACAGTCTTCGAGTAGTGCGGTCGCGTGTTTTACAAGCTCTCGCTCAAGCTCTGTAGTAGCAGCCGTATCAGCGTATCGTATCAGTTCCTCGGTTGTCATGCTCGGTAAATACATTTTACTCTCTCCCTCTCGTTATATGATTCCTGTGTTTAAGTACGCTCACCGACCCACCGGTGATTTTCGCGGCAACCCGTTGTTGTAGGGACGCCTCGGAAAGTCATTATTCTTGTTCCGATTCACGCACTCAATGCAGCAGCCTGATTTAGTGTATCGGGTGCCGGAGTGACCATTGATGCAGGGTTGGCCTTGATACTTCTTCTCTCCAGACTCATATGCGTTGATTCGGTTGGTCAGGTCGGCAATGCGCATCATCGCTAGGCGCTTTGTGACCTCGTGCTTGGCGATTGATTTGAGTAGTTTTGCTACTAACATTTTCGGATACCTAAGTAATTGCGAACCTTGCGCAATGCGTCGCGAAATTCAATATCCGCGCGAAGCTGCCGCTGTGCATCGAGCACGACCTTAAGCTGTTCCGTCACGGCCTCGTCGGCTGCGTCCTGTTCTTCAGCGAGCTGCGCCAGCAGTATTGCGCGCTCGGATATTGTGTAGTTTGTCATCTCTTTCCTCCACCAGCTCCAAAATGCTGCGTCCCGCGTATGGCACTCGCTAGATTATTCATTGCCTCAGCGAGTTTCAATATTGTGATGTCCTCAGTTTCCATGCGCTTCCTTTGATCTATATCAATACCATACGAGCAAGAACCTCCACCACCCGACGATACGTTAATCGCGTCGGTTTTGAAGGAGCTTCCATTTTGAAGACAAACAGCAGAGCGAAGCAGTCTTATTGCTTTAATCATCTGCGCATCATCAGCCTCTTGTAATTTGTTTGTGCTCATCGTCCCTCCACCTTAGCAGCCGTCCATGTGATATTTGCGAACTCGTAATAGTCTTTACCCTCTGTGCGCATGTGGGGGTAACGTCCTGCGAGTATCTCGTGCGCCTCGTGCAGGTTGGCCTCGGCCTTCATCGCGCGAGCCTCGGCTTGTGCGACAATATGATTGTGATTTCGCACGGTTGATACTGAATACCATAAGCCATATCCGGCCAGGATGATTGCTATAGCCCAGCCGGTGCGGGTCAGAAAGTTTTTCATGCGGTCTTGATACCGGTCACGCCAGCGGGGTCTGAATCGTTTCATTTTTATGCTCCTTTTGTTGTGTAAACTAATAGCTGGAATAGGTGTAAAACTGCCTTCGTTACAGGATATACCCCTAAATCGGTGCCTAAGATACGTTAGAGGTCAACACACTGGGCACCCGCATAAAAATCCATGAGGGCAATATGCTGCCGCTTCCGCCTCGCACATTTCGTCTACGCACGCAGGGTTGTCGCACCACAAGTATTTATTCCCGCAAGGGCAAATGGACGGGTCTTTGACCTCTAACCCTCCGCTCAAGTTCGCTCCGGCTTCGCCTGCGCGGGACTGCGCGCCAGCGGGGTTCCTTTCAATTTCATTCGTTGCTGCCATGTTCATATCTCCTTCAAAGTTTTGTGAAGCGCGCAGTCCCTTAGCTACACGTTAGAACCCATCATGAAGCGTCCAGCCTCACGGTTCCATACCGCATCAATCGCAAGCCTGTTTAGGTCTTCACTGGCACGCGGATCGTCAGCTTCACAACTCACCCATCCGCTTCCCGGTATTAACTTGGCATACCACCCGAATTCTCGGCATTCCATTTCCCCCGGATATATACATGTCCATTTTATTGAAGGCAGCGCGTGTTCTTCGCAGTCGCACGATATGCGCTGCTCTCCACAATTTGCGCACCGTTCAACATCGCATCCGGGTTGGTGTTGCTCTCTGGGCGGCACTCCGCAATCCGGGCAATTTCGCAGTTCGTTTCGCATCGCGTTTCTCCGTAGTTGTGTTCTAACTTTCCGCTCAAGCGGGGCTGCGCGCTTTTGCGCAGTCCCTTAGCTACACGTTGGACACTTTTCTATCCTTGCAAGAGTTCGACCAATGGCAATTCCCTTTTTGCTCCCAAGCGCAGTATGGAGGGTAATCGCATTTGCCCTTATTCTCGTAACGCTCCCAAAATGGTTTGCTGGTGTCCAACCCGCCGTTCAACTCGAACTCCGCGCCAGCGTGGTCGTTTACAGGTTTCATTGTGTCTGCCATGATTATTTCCTTGTTGAAGTGTTTAGTTGCGCGGAGCCGGTTAACTCTACGTTGGACACCTTCATCCAAAAGTTGCGGATATTTCTTCGCACTGTGTTTTGATGTCCGTCAAAAATGCCCGTGCTCCGTCAAAAGTCATGCTGCATAATCCACCTCCTGCTTTTATGCCAAGCTCTTCTATCACAGCCAACAACATTTCGGTTTCGCGCACATGCTGCGCAGAGAGTGATAGGTATTTGTTTTTGTACTCGCCGTCGGTGTCCAACCCGGCGTTCGAGCGCACGGGCAACGGCGCGGCTTCTTTCACAGTTTCATTCATGGTTTCTCCTCGCGCCGTTCCCCGGCGCTCAACTCTACGTTAGGCGTCTTGTCCCGTCCGAGCCAAGTGCACCATGCAGCTATTGCGGCACCCCCCCACCACGGCAGATCAATCCAGTGGTCGCGCACATGCTGGATGTATCCTTCCAGCCCGTACCAATTTTGGATCATCATCACCACACCAAGGGCGGTCGCTGCCCCCATTGCAAATTGCCTATTCATCGACGCTTCCTTTCTCCGAATCACGAAGTGCGCGCCCCTCAACTACACGTTGGACACCACTTCGTTCCATACTGTCGGCTGTCCGGTAACGCTCTCCAAAAAGCACCCATCCAATTTTTCTGGTCGAACGTACTTTGCAAGGAAGTCCACAACCCAATGTCGCTCGCCACCTTTGCCGGGGTCAATGAGTTCGTTCCGCTCTACGCGCCACATCGCTCCCTCAATCGGGTCAATCGCGCCGTGATTGCCGTACTCGCCAAGCCGCTTCATTGCCTCTTCAATGCTCAACGCATCCCCGATATGGATAGTGTGCGGTAAAACAAAACGCCCGCTTATTCTGGATTGCAGTTCTTCGTGGGTTGCGCGCTTCATTCCTCTCATCAGGTCAAAGGCCACAAACGGCTCATGCGGCAGCTTGTAGCGCGTACCGTGAGCCTGCAACAGCCATTCACCCGCCAGCCGTTCGCCGTCGGCCAAAACCTCTGCAAACCGCGCTTCGTTTGCGGAAACCCACTCCCCGAATTTATGGTGTTGCATGTATGGCGAGGTGTGCGCCAAGTACCCTGCACGTGTCAGCGCCAGTATTTCTCCGTTGATCTTCGCCACCCCAACATTCGACCCGTCCAGTTTTTCTTGGACGATGATGCGGTCGTGTTTGTCGCGTACCTTTTCATTGCAAATGCGCTCTTGCCCTTCGTGGCAGCTATGATCCCCCGGCCCCAGTCTCGACCCAGGAAGGTGTGCAATGCTCCCGTAATTTTTACCACCCAAAGGTTTTGCGTTCTTCTTTTCCATTTTCTCGGCTCTCCTAGTTAAAATCTGTCCAACCCTACGTTCGAGAGCGACGGCGCAAAAGCGCGGCTTCTTTCACACTTTCCGTTCGAGCGCGCCGCCCACCACGCCTCAAATTCTTCGTATGTTTTATTTTTAACGCAGTACCCGTGCATGTGCCATGCACGGCTTTTTTCTTTTTCCGGCACCGCATCACTAACCGCTCTCCATATCGCATTACATTCAGGGTCAACGTGCTTTTGTTCGTCGGTCATCGAATCCCAACCATAAGGCTTTCCGATCGGGAGGTTTTCCGGCCATCTGAAACAATTTAGCTCGCAATACCAAGCCGCCACTGTTTCGACAGGAAAATCGGCTAACCTAACATTCAACGCGGCTTCCTTTACGTTCTCTAGTTTCTGTTCGTTCATTTCTTCGTTACTCCTTCCGAGTCAGCGCAGCCGGCTAACTCTACGTTAGACACCTCTTGCCACGGGTTCAGTTTCTCGCCTCGATAAACATGACCCTGCACATTTTCCATGCTGTAATTTTTTTCGTTTGCGTCGCTTACGCGCATCAGCGCAAAAAAATATGGCTGCGGGTACGGATTAGGAAAAGTGTTCGCCATTTCCCACCCATCGTTCACCATGATGTTGATAATTCGAGTATCGCCTTCTACGAGTTCATATCTCATGTATATCTCCGTTACTACGAGTTGTCCAACCCTACGCCCAACCGGACTGGCCTACGGCCCGGTTATTTTCACGTTATGCGCCTAGTACAGCGCGTATTAAAGTAGACCGCTCCGTCAGCGTTCTCCCGGTAGATAAAACAACCCGCAGATGCACAGCTTGGTATGTGGCGGCACCAATAAAAAACCATTTGGCTCTCATGTCCATCGTTGTCTTCGATGAGCATGAAATGACCGGGCTTGATTTCCTTGAGCCGGGTGCCTTCGACTTGCTTTGCCAGCTTCGCGGCCTTTGGGTTGCAGCTGACCTTCTTTGTCTTGCAATTCACTGGATCGCCGGAAATCGTCAGGGCGCCAACAAGAACAACTTCAGCCAATTCCGTAGTGATTTCAACGGGGCCGATGCCGGTGATTTTGATGGTTGCTTGGGTCATTTGAATCTCCTTTGTTGTCTGCTTGGGAGCGCCGCGCCCCTTAATTCAAACGTCGGGCGTCATCCTTGTGAACGCGTTAGCCACCATTAAGCACGGCAATCCCGTATACAATCACCCAAGCGCCCGCAACAGTTAAAGCGGCTGGGACGCTCCATGCCAAGCCAGCGGCGGCGGAAATCATTAGCGCACCAACAGATAGCATAAGCCAGCCTTTTACGATTTGTTTCATCACGAAAATCCCTTTAAAAATACCGCTCTTCTTGGGTAGGCGGCTAACCCTACGCTCAACCTCGTTTAATGAGAATTCCATCCCGCTTTATTAGTCCGGCGCGTTCAAAAAATACCATGCACTTACCGAACTCATCCTCGCTGCGCCAGTCTATTCCAAGCAGCTTTAACCCGTATCCGAGCTGCAATCCGTCAATGTTGCTGATATGCGTCCATGTTGGCGGCAATATCGCTTTTATATTGTCTGCGTTGGCTTCCATCCATTGCCGGTTTCCAAGTGTGTCTTGTAGTCCCATTTCGTTCTCCAATTCCTGCAAAATTGACGCACAACCTACGCGAAGTGCCTCGCCAAAATCTGTCGCCGCCTTGATAGCGCAACGAATTTTGCTTTGTCAAAACCAATATCTTTTGCTTTGGCTTCGCATTAGTACAAATTCATGTTATACCTCCACAAAAACCCTGTTCATCTCAGACCCCCACACCTGTGGTACGCCCGTGGCTAAGCCCGGCGAGCGGACTGGTAGGCAAGTCATTTTGCCTTGGGCCCGTCAGTCCGAACTTCGTGCAGTAAGCCGTCATTGTAGTTCGTGTCTGTATATCCGCACGGCCACTCTCAGCGTCTTTAGTGTAAGCAACCTTGTTCAGGTCGTCAACGCTCACATGCAAGAACCGCAGCGGATCGTCACCTTCGAGTTTGATCGGGGTGTATTGGTTCGATTGAACCCTGGCAGCCTCCCTGGCGATCCAGAAATTGTCGTCGGTAAGGAACGCAGCGCTCAGCGCGGCGGCTTCGAACTGCTCTTTCGATGTGATCTTTTCCATTTTGATCCTCCTAAATGTTGAAGTAATGTTGAAGTGTGAGCCGCTTATCGGTAGCTTTACGCGTGAGCTTCTTCGAGCCACTACCCTCCAAAATAAAACTCATTTGCGTAAGCGAGCAGCGTGTTCTGCTCCGCGTCGAAGTATCGAGTCCAAGGCGTACCCCAATCCTGGTACTCTAGCCACGCTCGATACGGCTGGCAGCGCGCGTCCAGTCCGCCCATAATGCGTACCGCTGGGCCGCCGGTGCAGAGCAGTATCTCGAACTCTTCCGCCAGGATGTGGTTTTTGACTCGCTTGCACTCCTGTTCCAACTGTCCGGGCTCCATCCACCCGCTTCGCACCTGAACCGACAACGGGTCTTCCTGGATACGGTCGCGCGCGGCGCCTTGGTTTTCACAACCATCTGCGGCTTCGAGAAGCTCGACGAGTTCTTCGCCTTTATCAAAATCCCACGTCGTCAGCGCTGCGCGAGCCAGACCTTGCTCTACATTTGTGTAATCTGCGGCCTCCGACACCAGATCGGCGCGCTCGGCTTTCAAAGCATCCAGCCGGACGTAATCGACCTCAAGTGCGGCAACCATGTCGCAGATGCTGTCGTATTGAGCTTTTGCCTGCTCAAGGGCGTAGTTTGGTTCAGTCATTTTGATTTGCCTCCAAATCATTTATCAAATCGCGCAGCTCTTACTGCAATTCTGTTGTGTAATCCGATACCGCGTTGCGTCTTCACACCTATGATTGTCATTTCCAATCTCCTTGAAGTTCGTCAACATAGTCGATATGGATTCCGGCGATCAAGCCGCTGCGCATGACCCCCTCCATCACATCCCAGACAAGCAGTTCGGCTTCATCCTCATCTTCTGCGGTCACGACCACCCCTGCGACAACTACAAATTTTTTCATTTCCAATCTCCTTTAATCAACCGCTACGTGCGTTACCGACTCACCATCTATCTCGGCCAGCTCCACATGCACCATGTGATGCTTCGACCTCGGCGCCCGGAAGTGTGCTATCGCTTTTGTCTTCGCCTCGAACAGCGTCGCCGCGCGCAGCTCAACTGTACTTCCGTTATAAAACCCGATGTATCCGTTCATTTCACACCCCCTTTGCTCTGAAACTGCACACACCCAAACATCGGGCCGGTTTTTAGCCCCGCCTCCAGCCCTGAGTCGTCGCTTGCATCAGCGTAAATAGCAGCATCGCAATCGTCAATCGACTGGTCATAACCAACCCAATCAACAGAATTGCAGGTGCTCCACTTTTTGTTGCGCATATCGTGATGGTGTTCCCAATGCCGACAGTCTTTACAGTTTCCCATCTCACACCCCCTTCATCGAAATTATCAACTCCGCCGCCTCTTCCGGGTTCGAGTAAACCCAGTCGTAAACCCCCTCGTCGTCCATCGCCATGACAGCATCCAGGTCTATGTTCGGCATGGATTCAAACCCGTATCTGCCCCATGTGCTTTCAACCTTCGTCGGATCTCGCTTCGTCGGCAGCGACTCCCAGTCTACCAGCAGGCAGCCGGCCAGCAGGTTTTTCAGATATGCAACGTCAAGCGTCTCCATCGCGGTGTGTTCCATATCATATCCTACGGATATGTTCGTACATTCAGGGATCAACTCTGTGAACTCCGCCGTGTCAGTGTAAATCCCACCGCTATCCGGAGCGAATTCGTGCGGCATTGTAGTGCTCAGCCCGAGCGCCAGCGCCGCCGCAAATTCATCGGAACAACACCTGACCCATGCCTGGTGAGTGATTACTGACGAAGCTCCCTTCCGGTCGAAAGCAATGGCGCGATCAAACCCGGATAGCCACGCCGCAGCGCTGTCTGCCAACCACTTCGCACCTACCCCGCCTCGCTCTTCTCCGACTGTCCACAGAAATGTACCTTTGACGCCCGCCGCAGCCATCTCGAACAGCAACCATACACCAGCCCCGTCATCGGCGCCGAGGGGTGTGCCGTCCGTCTTGTACGCCAGCTTTTTGTTTGCGTCGTAGACGACCGGGTTAGGTGTGAGTTCGTCCTTATGCACCGTATCGAGGTGAGAAACGAAGATGCTTTTGCTCGTTACATCTGTCGTATAGACGTAAGCCATCGGCTTGCTGTGCTTGTCAGTGAATACCTCCAGCACCCCCGGAAGGCGGGACAGTATCTTCTCTGCCACCAGCACCTCATTCCTGCCCCCATGAGGGCGACGCATCGCGAGTATCTCAAAGAGCGTTTCCACTACACCACCTCCGTTTCGTTGCCCTGCGGAGCAGGCGTCTCGGACGGCACATACTGCGTGAACTTCTTTGGCTCGACGCCATCATCTAGTTCGTTGTCTACCACTTCAACCGACTTGTACCAGAAGTATGCGTCATGTTCGTCCTTGAGCAACTTACCGCCCTCGAACGCGGCATCCACACTATCTTCGTGGATGTAAAGGCTACCGCCGTCAGGATCTTCGCCGACCGCAACCATGTCATCCATATGATACGCATTCTCACTCATGCAGCAACACTGCGCATCATCCACGTCGATCCACTCACCACGATACTTGTCATAGATAATACTTTCGATGTGGCTGAGGTGGCTATCCAGGACGTGATAGCCCAGGCACTCTACATACACAACTGCATCCATCCGGACATAGTCGTATTTGAAGGTTCCTTGGCGATTGCCGTCCACCACCGCCTTCGCCAAGAGCTCGTAAGCGCAGAGGACGCAGTACGAAACACTGTGGAACTCAGAATACACGCGATCGTTGCTGCTATGCAACGCGTCTCCGCAGTTGTCGCAGTACCCGTATTCAGGCTCTTCTTCTTCTTCTTCTTCTTCTTCTTCTTCTTCTTCTTCTTCTTCTTCTTCTTCTTCTTTGCCCTCCGTCACCCCGCCGTTTTCATACCCGTCGTAGGTTCGCTCACCGTCGTCCTCGGTCAGCATCCAATGTTCTTTGTCGTGCTCAGCGTAGAACAAGTCACCGCCGCCGGAGGCAGTGCCTGCGTCGACGTAAGCCATGATGTGCCCCCTGCCATAATCATTATCTATCTTCAATATGCGGCAGCCAGCCAGCGCACCTACCTCCGGATAAATATCCATCAGCTCCAAGAGCGGTAGCAGCTTCACCTCATCGCCGTAGATACGCGAGCACTTCTTTGTGGCCTTGTTGACCAGTGTGCGCGCAGTGATACGCTCCCCGTCTTCAATCCAGGCCACTTTTATGTCTCCAGCCGCGTAGATAGCTGCCGGATGCACTTGCCCTACGTATTTCATGTTGGCCATGCACGACTCCCTCGGCCCGTGATTTATGCATCGAATAAAATCCTCCTCAGTTTCAGACAGGTGCACCTCTGTTGTCAGGCCATAGTCATATTCGAACGCAGCCACCTCCTTTTTAACCTGCTCGTTGTCCATCTCAGGATGGTACTTGGCCAAGTACCGGCCATACTTCATTCGAGTAAAGATGTCCCGCTTCTGATTCTTTTCGTCCGCTGCGAATGCCACCATCGGCGCTTCTGGCGTACCGGACAGGTGCAGGTATCGGTCTTGGTTTTGTGGGGTGGCTCCACGTGGCAGAGATATTATCTCGAAATATCCGAAGCGCGCGCGCAAGTCGTCACGATAGAGATGGTACGTCTCTTCGGAAAGTGGCGCGCCAACAGAGCAGGCTGCCGCATCAACAAAACCTAACCGTACCCCAGAAATCAGGGACTTCACTTTGTCCAGGGTATCCAACTTCTCGGCCAGGGGGACACGTATTTCTTCGTCAGTGAGGTATTGAACCGGAGGCGGCAGTGTAGTCACGAGCTCCAGCGAAGCCGGGGGCCACCCAAATACTTCGAAGTATACGCCTTCACGGCACACTCTAGATACCGCATAATCTCTGCCGTTGTTCACATACTCATCCATCGAGTCCGCCCAGTCATTATCCCACACCGCCGGATCTGGTTCCGTTATCTTGCGCACTACTCGCACTCTGTCGCCCACTTGAAATACGTTCACACCCTCCGGAATTTCGACTTCATCACCCAGCTTGCTGGCGACGTAGCAGCGCATGGCTGCGGTAAGTGGCGTCTGGCCGTAGCTATGGAATACTCCGACACAGGCTTCGTGTAGGGCCATCGCATCAGGCGCAGTCTCCCCAAGATACACGACATTTATTCCTTCCCGCTCAATAATCGGGCCGCCTTGCGCCCAGTCGGATGACGGACAAAAGTCCAGCGCACCAATCATGTCCAACGGAATCCCAACATGAGCCACTGCCCAATCAAGTGCCGCGCCACTAAGGTCTGATGTCTTGACTATCATTTCAACCCTCCCGATAAAAAACTGTCCACACGCCGACGAAGTCTTTCTCGACAGCCACGATAGAGCGTCCGGCACGACGAATTTCCCGTAGGAAATTGTCCTTCTGGTACTCGGAATAGAATATTCGCTGGCTCATGATGTTCTCCCTCTAACCATAGCGGCAGCATAACCGGCATCCCAATATTTTTTTCGTTCATCGTTATATAATCTGGATGCGCAAAACTCATCATCAGCACGTAAAAATTCCCAGAATAAAATATCGCATTCATTATTTTCGTCCATCACTTCTCCTTTATGTACAAGGTACTTGTGAGGCCTTTTGCAAAACCCCGGCTTCGGCAAGGTGGAAAATACTCCGGACAGAATAAAGCCTCTCTCCATTCTGGTCAGCCTATTCCTTCCTGTTTTTCTTGGGGTTGTGTACTTGCGCGTCATAAGACAAACCCACCCGTTCGGCGTGTACCTCGCCGCAATCCATCCGTGAATCATTTCATATACACCTCAGTTGACCACACGTTTAAATTACTCCGTCTGCACAGCCCACGCAGCGTCCCACGCTGTGACCAGCCCCTCGGCTGTGACCAGCCCACTGGCGTATCTTCCAGGCCGTTTGATTCCAGGATTGTCTCGAACGGTAGCGGTTCGTCGTCTTGCCTAGGCGCACAAGCAGTTTGCTCCAGCCTTCGGTGCAAGGAGAACAGGCACGTATTTTATTCAGTGTTGTATATAGCATGAGTTTACTCCTTTTATATGTCCACCCAACCTTGTATAGCGTCACTTTTTACGGGTGTGCCATCTTCCAGCGTCCACCGCCCGTACTACCTTTCATGGTAAGAAGCTGCTTCGTCTCCGTGGTTCCAAACAACCTTGGCAGTGTCTCCGAGCCACCCGACAACGAGATATGTTCCAGGAGATGTTGGCGTAATGCTTGGGTGTGTGAGCTCTCCCTCTTTACGCACGATCTACCCCCCATCCATCGGCTTGCGCCGCGACGACGATGCGCTCACACAGACCTTGCAGATAGTCCTTGTCACCACTCTCCAGATCAACAAGAAGCGTGGTTCCGGCGTTAATTATGCAGTAGGAGTTCGGCGGGGTGTACGTATACAGCGAATAACAAGCATCCTGCACGTCTATGTCGCTGAACAGAACATCCAGGGCGCCGCCATCAGGTACGCGGGAGCATAGGTCATCCGGCCCTGGCACACGGTCGAAGCGCAGAACTGTTGAGTGGGTCATCTTGGATTCTATTTTGAACATGGTATTTGCTCCTTCTCGAGGTGTTCTTCTGCCAACACTCTTAACTCTGCGCCGCATGCTTCCGCACCTTCGATGGTATAAAAATCTCCGCGAAACTCTATTGTCGGCGGCGTGTCTGCCGTGACGTAAAACGACAGAGGGCAGTTAGTACTCAGTAGATAATCAGTCAGAGGGCGCCCAGGCACCGCTTCCCAATCACTAAGTATTGAACCAGACGGCCTGATAAACAGCGGGTATGATTTTTCCGGGATGATATATTTGGCGTACAGCTTTATCTCGGTTTCTATGTATATACTCATGACCATTACTCCTTTTCAAATGCGGCGAGTACGCCGCTTCATTAGTGGGTGGGGTTGCAGTCAACAAATCCTACCGATTAGGATTTGTTACACCTTCACAAGGTATTTGTAAGGGCTTTTGCAAAACCCCGGCTTCTCTCAAAGAACGCTTGCGGCACGACACACGGCCATGCGGTACGCCTTGGCACATATCGAAGGGTCCGTCGCCCAGTCATCAGAAGGAGATATCAGGCGCTTTACGCGCAGCGCCTTCGTCTCAGATACGAACCGGCTCCAAACAAAAACACAGTCCTCCGGAGTCAGACCGCCAACAAACCCGTCGTCCATCTCGCTTATAGGCGGAACAGGGGTTTGTGCAAGGAAGGCCACGCGCCGCACAGCTTTGTGATACACTCCGATATCGCTCATTTCATATACTCCTCGAACTCTGCGCAAAGTTCACGCAGCTTGTTTGATCGAACAGCCCGCGCAGCATCCCGCGCAGCATCCCGCGCAGCATCCCACGCAGCATCCCACGCAGCATCCCGCGCAGCATCCCACGCAATAGCCCACGCAGCATCCCGCGCAATATCCCACGCAGCCCGCGCAGCCCGCGCAGCCCGCGCAGCAGCCCGTTCTGATTCCAATATGCCATCCGCATTCGGCCTGATTCCGCAAGGCGCGCATTCTCGTATTTGATTTAATGCAGGTTTCATTTCATATATCCCTCCGTTGTGTAACAAATCCGAGGTGTTCGGATTTGTTAGTTAATGTCGCAGCAAACAGCACTCACTGGAGCAGCTTTCAAATGCGTAACTCCAGTGAACGTATTGTCTCATACTGAAGGCATTATGTCAAGTAGGTGTTACTATTTAGGGTGCACCTTTGTGGCGTCTCGCAGAACATATTCCCGCTCTGCTTTCGCATAGGCCACGGAATCAAACACACCTTTTGCGGATATATAATCCCGGTGCTTCGGCTTGTTTGGATCAAGAAAGATACCGTCAGCAATAGCCTTCGCATGAAGATACTCCACCATGAACGGATAGTCGTCCGGAGGCGCCCATCCACCGAAAGACTTTGTTGGATCAGCCGGATCGATAAACATCAGAACGCCGTCCATAGTGTAAACATCGCCGTCACCAATAAGTCGTGTACGAGGCCACTTGCCTGTAGCCCTGTACGCATCATTCTTCGAGATCATGAGAGATTCCTTTGGCGAGAGTTTTTGCGCTTTAGGTGGAACAGGATCTTTAAGTCTCGCAGCCTCTTTCAACAGCAATATGCTCACAAGTTGTCTGCGAGACAAACCATAATAAGAATCCGAAGCCACTAATCTGTAAAATGCATCTACAACATCTCCAACAACATCAAACTTAAAATTTATTTTTTCTGACACAATAGCCTCCTGTCTGCGAAATGCAGGTGCGCATATTACCTCTATTTGGGGGTGCTGTACAAGGTCGGTCTGGGGTAAACTACACCCCCACACAAAAACGGGTTTTTTCTGATTATGGCGATTTTAGTGAAAAAAAGCCTTTTAAAGAGTCAGGCAAAGAGCCAATCACACACAGCCAGCATGGTTATTAGGAAAAAGTTGTGTTCTGATTCAATCACTTACGTTTTGGAAAAAGTTCAAAGAGCTGTACCCATGCTGGCTGTGTGTGATTGGCTTGCGCGCAACTTACTGAGTCGATTAAGGAATTTTTCAAAAAAGGGGTATAAAGTCATGAGCGCGGTTATTATGTAAACCATATATATAGACTCTCTCTCTCCTCTCTCTCCTCTCTCTCCTCTCTCTTATGCCATAGGGGGTATTCATATCTTATATTTATAGACTTTATAGATTAAAATAAATAAATAAATTGAATTGGAACAGATGGTTATACAACAAGCCAATCCCATAATGCCAACGTGGGTACGGCTCTCTAGCCCTGTTTTCGCGCTGTATGCATAAGAGCCTTTCCCTATGGATTCAAAGTGTTGCCACACCATCTTATCCCTATGGATTAGAGGGGTATTGGCTTTTTACCTGACTTTATACTGTCGCGCTTCAATTTACTACAATGACGCGATTGCGCGGTGCAAAGAGGTCTGTTGGGAGTTGCTAACAAATCCTAGCTATCAGGATTTGTTACTGGAATTGTGGACGAAAAAAAGCCCGCTTAGGCGGGCTTCGGTGAGTCTATTTTTTGTGTTATTTTGTCATCGCGGAAAGTGTAAGCTGCGACTCCTGCTTTTTTGTCAGCACGATTCCGAAGTCGTCCGCAAGCTGTAGGAACGCTTTTACGCGATCCGGCTTCGTTTGGGGAGTTGGGGTATTGCCGATACCCTTCGCGCCCTGAATAGCGCCTTCCAGAGCTGTTAGCGAGGCATCCTTGAGTAAGCTGTTTAGTTCGGCGCGCAATGCCTTCGCTTTTTCACTCGTTGCACCTTTCGAGGCTTTTTCGCGGATTTTGATAGCTTCCTTTGTAATTTTTAGAATTTCCTCAGCAGCTTTCGCTGCTGCGACAGCCTTCTCTTTGTCATCTTTCGATGAAGCAATAAGTGCGTTGCGTTTGGCTATTAGCACAGCGTCAGCTTGCTGCACAGCAGATTCTTTTAAAAAAGGTGTGTCTAGCGTCGCATTTGACACTACCGCTTGAGCCTTTTCTGCGATTGTCTTACGCATGCCTGACATAGCGACAGCTGCCTTGGTTTCCGCCTTCGGAACAGTATATTCAGCTGACTCGAAGGCATAATTCCATGCCTTATCCGATTTCTTTTGATCGCGCTTCTGGATAACAACAGCTTCAGTCATAAAGGCGGCGCGCGCGGCATCATACATTGATCGGGTAAGCTCTTCTGGCGGAATGTTACACAATAGCGAGCATACTAGTTCGCCAGCCTTAGTCCGTGCTGTTAGTGCGCCAAATGTACTGGTGACAAGGTTAGCGATTACAGATGTGTCAATAGTCTTTTCCATGATAGTTTCCTTTTCGTAGTGTATCGGCAAGATTGCGCGACAACAGAATTGTCGCATATCAAGGCTGTAGTGTCAACTACATTGACACAATTCCCAATCGGTCGTATTTGTTACACCCACCGGGTAGGTATGCAGCCCTTTGAGGCGCGAGGTGGGCGAGGGGTTTGGGGTGAGATTCGCTCAAATCACCAAGCGTTTTTCAATTCTCAGTTCTGTCAACTCAGTACCCCCACCCACTGGCTGCCGGGTTGACATTTACTGTAAACATATTTACAGTGCCCGCATGAACCACCAGACATTTTTAGACGCACTGGACTCCGTGGTGCCAGAGTATCCGTTCAGGCTATCTCCTCCAGGTGCCAAAATAAACACCTCTGTTCCGGAAGATGTGGAGGAGTATGTCCAGGCGAAAGTGGCAGCGGCCAAGTTTGCTATAAATCACGGCCTGGAAGTGTGCATATCGGACGAACAGAAGCGCAAGGCGCGAGATGCTTTTACTGGCGAGTCGTCCATACGAGCGGCAGTAGCATCGTCTCCGGAGGTGATTTTGCATATAGGTGTGCTGTTGGATGCTTACGACTGCGCCATTGTCAAAAACGCTTGTCAGATACGCAACTACGTTACAAATAGGCTGATACTCGAATCTGTTGACGAAAATCCATCGATACGGCTCAGAGCTCTTGAGAACTTAGGCAAAATCTCCGATGTTGGACTGTTCTCAGAGAAGAGTGATATGACCATAAGTCATAAATCGGCGGGGGATTTGGAAAATCGACTTCGATCCAGGCTGGAAAAGATCATTGGCAGCGGTTCGATTGCAAACGAAGGGGTGAAGAAAGTGTCGAAATCGTCGAATACAGCAGGCGCTAGCTAAGATGTCTGTGGCCAAAGCCTTTTCCAAGGCCGAGTTGAGGCTTCTCAGGGATAATGTCGGCGCGTTATCGTTGGATGAGCAGACCGCGCTACTCTCTGATCTTGACCGCGAAGTAAAAACGCGCGAGCAGGCTGAGTGTAGAGACGCTCTGCTGCCATTTATGCAAAAAATCATGCCGCACTACCTTATCGGATCGCATCACAGGCGTATCGCGGATGTTTTTGGAGCGGTGGCCAGGGGGGAAAAGCTGCGGGTGATAATCAACATCGCTCCGCGCCATGGCAAATCCGAAACATCATCTTTTTTGTTCCCCTCATGGTTTTTGGGCAAATTCCCGGAGAAAAAAGTCATTATGGCGTCGCACACAGCGGAGCTGGCTGTGAGTTTTGGCCGACGAGTGCGCAATTTGATGGCTACCACGGAGTACAAGGAGGTATTCCCTGGCGTGTCGCTGTCTGCTGACAATAAAGCGGCGGGGCGGTGGGCGACTAGCAGTCACGGAGAGTTTTTTGCAACCGGAATAGGAGGTGCGCTGGCCGGTCGCGGAGGGGATGTGGTCATAGTGGATGACCCGCTGTCGGAGCAGAGCGTAAAGGCGGCGGCTGGCAGCAACCAGCTGTTCGTCGACCAGTGGGAGTGGTTCCAGCAAGGGCTTATGACGCGGCTCATGCCTGGCGGGGCGTGTATCCTGCTCATGACACGATGGTCAAAGCTGGATTTGACAGGACAGATCATCAACCACATGACAAAAAATCCGGATGCGGATCAGTGGGAGGTAATCGAGCTGCCGGCAGTGCTGCCGTCAGGTAAGCCGCTGTGGCCGGAATTCTGGTCTGCAAAAGAGCTGGAGCAGAAAAAGCTGGCTGTCGGCCCAGCCGCGTGGGCGGCACAGTATTTGCAACAGCCCACGTCGGAGGGGGCGCAGCTCCTGAAGAAAGATTGGTGGCGTCACTGGGAGAAAGAGGAGCCGCCCAAATGCGAATACACGATAATGTCGCTGGACGCGGCTCAGGAGAGCCATAATCGGGCGGACTACAACGCCGTGACCCACTGGGGCGTGTTCTATATGGACGGCCCCGACGGGCGCAGGCAGGCCAACGTGATACTTCTCAACGCGTGGCGGGAGCGCATGGAGTTTCCGGAGTTAAAAAAAGCCATACTGGCCGACTACAATAAGTGGGAGCCTGACACGTTTATCGTCGAAAAGAAGTCAAACGGGGCGGCGCTGTACCAGGAACTCAGACGCATGGGTCTGTCGGTGGTAGAATTCACGCCCGGCAAGGGGCAAGACAAAATTTCGCGTGTAAACGCGATAAGTGATATGATTTCCAGCGGGGTGGTGTGGGCGCCGACCGACAGGAGGTGGGCTGAGGAGTTGATCGAAGAGTGCGCCGAGTTTCCGCTGGGGGAACATGATGACCTTGTGGATTCCACAACTCAAGCATTGATCCGCGTCAGACAGGGCGGGTTCCTGACGCTCCCGACAGACTACGAGGACAAGGAGCTGCCGGAGTACCGTAGAAAATCAGGCAAGTTTTATTAAGGAGTAAGCCATGTTTGCAAAGTCAGATTACGCGCCCCCTATGGGTATGGATGGAATGATGGGCGGAGATGACCATGAAGGCATGCCGGTCGAAATAATGGTCGAAGGAGATGACGCCGAGAGGCTTGCCGAAGATGTCCTGTCTCTGGCCGAGAAGGCGCTGAAGGCAGAAGACGACTTCTACGCGAATCTCGCGGAGGACGTGGACGAAAAGATTCTCGATACAATAAGCGGTGAAGTCGTGGACGCTTACGACAGCGACAAAGCGTCTCGCTCCGAGTGGGAGAAGACATACCGGGAAGGTGTCGGGCTTCTGGGGCTGAGCATCGAGGAGCGCACGGAGCCGTGGGAAGGTGCTTGCGGGGTGTTTCACCCGCTGATGGCCGAGGCGGCGGTAAGGTTCCAGGCGGAGGCCATATCTGAGACATTCAGCGCGCAGGGCGTGTGCAAGACCACGATAATCGGCAAGGTTGACCACGAGAAAGAAGAAGCCGCGCAGCGCGTACAGGACGACATAAACTGGCGGCTCACCACTCAGATGAAGGAGTACCGCCCGGAACACGAGCGGATGTTGTGGAATCTGGCCATTGCCGGATCGGCGTTCAAGAAAGTGTACTTTGACCCTGTGCTCGGGCGTCAGACGTCCGCATTTGTTTCGGCAGAGGACTTGGTGGTGCCTTACGGGGCGACCGATATGTCCTCTGCGCCGCGCATAGCGCACCGGATGCGAAAAAGCAAGAACGACGTGCGAAAGCTCCAGGTAGCCGGGTTCTATCGGGATGTGGAGTTGCCGGAGCCGGTGAAGGGAGGCGCCACCGATGGGGAGAAGGCGGCCAGCGATATTTCGGGTGTTGACGGCGGGAATGATGACCGGATGGAGCTGGTGGAGATGTGTCTCGACTTGGAGATCAAGGGATTCGAAGACAAAGACGAGGATGGCGAGCCGACAGGGATAATGGTGCCGTATATTGTGACTATCGAGAAGTCGTCAGGCAAGGTCTTGTCGATATATCGGAACTGGGACTATGGCGACGATGTGAAGAAAGCCGTGCAGCATTTCGTACACTACGTGTACATCCCAGGGTTCGGGTTCTATGGCATGGGGCTGGTACATTTGGTGGGGGGGTTTGCCAAATCTGCGACGTCGCTGTTGCGACAGTTGACTGACGCCGGGGTTCTGGCGAACGTCCCTTGTGGTCTGAAGACTAAAGGCATCAGGTTCCAGAGGGATTCAGACCCCATAGCGCCAGGCGAGTTCAGGGACGTGGATGTGCCTTCCGGAACTCTCAGAGACAGCATCATGCCGCTGCCGTTCAAAGAGCCGAGCGGGACGCTGTTCCAGTTGTTCCAGACCATAGTGGACGAAGGCAGGCGCATGGCTGCCGTGTCCGACGTGAATGCCGCAGATATGAACCAGAATGCGCCGGTAGGCACAACGCTGGCGATCCTGGAGCGCTCGATGAAGGTTATGACAGCCATCCAGGCACGGCTTCACGCGTCGCTCAAAGAAGAGCTAGCACTCATAAAGAAGATCGTCCGCGACCACATGCCGGGAGATTACGATTACGAGGTGGACGAGGGTGACGAGACGTGCTGCGTGAAGCAGTCGGACTATGACATGTCGGAGATAATTCCGGTGTCAGACCCGAATGCGGCGACCATGAGCCAGCGCGTGGTGCAGTACCAGGCTGTCGAACAGATGGCTCGCGCCAACCCGACGATATATGACCAAGTGGAACTCAACCGGCAGATGCTCGGGGGGCTCGGG